GGCGTGATGTGGGAAAGCTCACAGGTCCGCGAGATGGGGGAAAGCTCACAGGTCGGCGTGATGTGGGAAAGCTCACAGGTCCGCGTGATGCGGGAAGGCTCACAGGTCGGCGAGATGCGGGGAAGCTCACAGGTCGGCGTGATGCGGGAAAGCTCACAGGTCGGCGTGATGTGGGGAAGCTCACAGGTCGGCGTGATGTGGGGAAGCTCACAGGTCCGCGTGATGTGGGAAAGCTCACAGGTCCGCGAGATGCGGGAAGGCTCACAGGTCCGCGTGATGCGGGAAAGCTCACAGGTCGGCGTGAAAGGCCAAAACGCCACAATCGAAGACGACCAAAGGTGACAACTATGAGGCAATATTTCCTTGACGTGCTCAGTAATTTTACCGTGCGTGATTTGACTGATTTAATCATAGTTCTGTTGATGTCTGTATTTGTGGCATGGCTAATCTGGTTGACGAGGAGGGTAAGATGACACTTCCAGAAAAAGCTCAGGATTCTTTTGGCGTGGTGGACATTCCCGGCGTGCGGCCTCTGCTGGAAAAGGCTGGTGTCAGCCGGGTAAGGTACATCCACTATCAGAACCGCGAAGGCCGGTGGGAAACGGCCTGTACCGTCTGGAACGGCTCTGATGATGAGTGGCTTGCGGTGGGCGTGTCCACTTGCAGCCGCAAGGATCATTTTTGCAGGAAAACCGGGCGGTTTCTGGTGCTCAGGCGGGCTATCGAAACAATGGATTTGAAAGGGCGGCGCAATGGTTAAACAAGGGCTATCGGCGGCTCAGAAGTCGCGTCTTGCGAGTCTCAGGAAGTGCGGTGCAGAACTTTACAGCTTTGTACCGCCGCCAGAAGTCCACTGTTCGCCTGATGATATGGTGTGCGTGGATGAGGGTAAGTTCTTGCGTCAGTTTGTTTTGGTATCACCAAACGGCGCTGTGCTTCGCAGGGTGACGGTGCAGAAGGAGGTGGTAAGGTGAATGAGGCCATTGCTGTTTTTGATCTTTTTGCCGCAGTTGTTAGCACCAGCGTTGGGCTTAAAATTTACCGGAACTGGCCTAAGCGTGCAGCGTTATTGTGGGTGATGGCCCTTCTGTGTACCGCATGTGCGGTCTGGAATATCATGGAGGTCTGATGGACGCCGAAGCGTTGCGGAAGGAACTGGCGAATCACATGAAAATCAGTCGGGCGAGAACGCGCCTACTCATGCGCTTGTTTGATGATTCGGATTCAAAGATTGACACAGGAGTACATGCTGCAACCCAAATCGGCAGATGCCAGGGGATACTAACGGCGATTTGGCTTGTTCAGCGGCACACGCGCCCGGAACGGTTTACCAGGAGAGAAAATGGGTAGCTTAAATAAAGTACAGCTTATAGGCCGGTTGGGAAAAGCGCCGCAGTTGCGGCAAATTTCAGGCGACAAGTCGGTGGCGAACTTCAGCCTTGCGACCAGCACGCGCTTTAACGACAAGGAACAAACCGAGTGGCACAACGTCACGGCCTGGGGCAAGACAGCGGAGAACGCGGCAAAGTATCTGGTCAAGGGCAGTGAGGTTTATGTCGAAGGCCGCTTGCAGACGCGGAGCTACGACAAGGACGGGCAAAAGCATTACGCCACTTCCATTGTGGCCGAGCAGATTATCTTTCTTGGTGGCGGCAAGAGCAAGGGTCAGAGTCAGGAACAGCAGCCGCAGGGTGATTCAGAGGATATGCCTTTTTAGGGGGAACCATGCAGTACGTCTACGGGCAACGCCCGTTCCGCTACCTGGAAGACAAAGAGGTTCGCCGCCTGATAGCGAAGTCGCCCAACCCACTGGTGCTTGAATTTGTTTACTGGTTTGGCTTGCGCCGTGGCGAGGTTGGGCTTGTGCGTCGCTCAGACGTGGAGCCTAATGGCGTGTGGATTACAGCCCTAAAGCGGCGCAAAGACTTTCGCCAGTTCATGCCACTGGAAGGCCCGCTCAAGTTTAAAGTCTTTGAACACCTTTTGTCGCACCAGAGCGAATACTTATTCCCTGGATACAGCGGACGCGGTTTGAGTGGTAATGCCGTATCTGCTATCTGGCATAAAGTCAGTCCTTGCGGGGTACATATCTTACGCCACAGCAGGGGCCAGTGGTTTTCGGATAACGGATTTCCCATTGAGGAAGCGTCTTGGTGGCTAAGGCATTCTACCCTGAAATCAACCGAATGCTATTACTCGATTTCGGCCACCCGCGCAGCAAAAATCGCTAAGGCTATGGCGCGGTAAAACCCTTGACTTTCTGACTTTTGTTTTTATATTACATAGGGGGCCACAATTCGTGAAAAATAATTCGGACATAGTGTCTTCCGGGCTGACTTCCATTGCCGTAGAATCCGGCTGGAAGGGAACGGTAGTCTGGCGCAACCACTGGCTTGTGCTGGTGTCGCCAGACGGTGAGGCCACTCGCCTTGCCGATACGATACCCGACACTATCGCCTTGCTTGTTGCCGGTCCACCTACGCGCCGCAGGAGGAAGAAAAATGCCGGGAAAAGGGGTGTGGCGTGAACTTAACTATCGGCTCACTTTTCAGCGGTATCAAGAAAGGAATAAGATGAAAGAGTTTAGCCAGGAAACAAGAAGAAGGATGTCGGAATCGGCCAAGAGGCGCTGCACCGCCGAATGGAAAGCCGCAAGGTCTAAAAGGCTATCGACGCCTCTTGACTTGGACAAACTACGCCGGATGTATGCCAGCGGGCACACACAATGCGAAATCGCAGAGGCAATGGGAGTGACACAGAAAGTAATATGGGGCTGCATGAGGCGCAACGAGATAGCCTCCCGCAAGGCGGCAAAGCGACACCAGACGGGGGGGGATAACCACATGTGGAAGGGTTCAGCCGCTAAGTATGCAGCCCTTCACTTGCGCGTGGAAACGGTTCGCGGCAAGCCGCAAAGGTGTGAGGAATGCGGCACAACCGACCCGCACAAGGCATATGATTGGGCGAATCTCACAAAGAAATATGACGATGTTTGGGACTATAAAAGAATGTGCCGATCCTGTCACTTGAGGATGGATGGGATTATAAGAAATATCAAGCACATGAGAAAGGAGGTTGCCCAATGCCAGAGCGCGTCTTGACTATCGGATCGCTGTTCTCTGGCATTCCACCGGCGGCCTCAAACTTGGCCTTGAGTGGGCCGGACTTGGCCCGGTGAAGTGGCAAGTTGAAATCGACCCGTTCTGCCGGAAGGTGCTGGCGAAGCATTGGCCCAACGTAACCCGCTACGAGGATATACGAAATGTCGGAAAACACAACCTCGAACCAGTTGACCTTATTTGCGGCGGATTCCCATGCCAAGATATTTCCTATGCCGGGAAAGGTGCGGGCTTATCCGGTGAACGGTCAGGGTTGTGGTATGAATACGCCCGTATTATTGGCGAGATGGAACCAAGATACGTTGTCGTGGAGAACGTCGCAGCTCTCCTTAACCGGGGGATGCGAGAAGTTCTTGGAACCCTTGCCTCGCTCGGGTATGATGCGGAATGGGACGTTATATCAGCTTCTCAGTTGGGGGCGCCACACCAAAGAGAGCGGGTTTGGATTATTGCCTACCCCTTCCAAAGGATGTGGAAGGGCGGCAGGCTATCCAATAAAATCAATGTGGAAAAGTTGGTTTGTGGATGGCAAGCAGAAGAGGTCAGTTCACTTGTTTGCTGCCTCCGGGATGACTGCATTACAAATCGCAGAAGCCTACGAAGTGATGATGGGTTTCAAGAGGCAATACACAGAATTGAATGCCTCGGCAACGCCGTAGTTCCGCAAGTTGCTCAGGTAATCGGTGAAATGATTAAACAGTTCGAGGAAACAGACGGGAGGAACCATGTCTCAGCCGGTTGACGCTCAGGCGGTAGAAATCCGCCAGATGTGCTACGAGGAATTTGAATCTCTCAAGCGCACCTTGTTGCAAAACCCGATGGCTCACAACATTCAGGCCATGCTTGGGAATCCATTTACGAGATGGCACGAAATCTTTGATGATCTTGAAACCCGGTTTGACGCGTGCCTTGGCGCTATACCGGACGAGACACTGGTTATGATAATCGAACAGTCACCAGCCGTGCCACGGGACGCTACGGCCATGCTGACGGTGAACATTCTTAAAGGTCTTGTCAACCAAACGCCGACGAGCGACGGGCCATGTTGACATACACGTTCTGGATTACAGTCGGTGCTATCATAGCCTTTGTCTGGTGGCTCAGGCACGGCTTGGCACAGAGCCGACACCTTAACCTGTGTGTTGGCTTTGCCCTGCTGGTGCTGGTAGTCACCCTTGCGCTGGCGACACGGGAGATATACAACCTACAAGCCTATGTCTCGGAACTGGAAGGCATGGTAACGCGGCTCACGCGGACAACTTGGGAGTGAGGGGTGAAAAATGGAAGCGGTAAAACTTGTAATATGGATAATAGGGATGACGCTGGTGGTGATAAATATGGTTTTAGCTATGTTCTTTTCGGCTATAGATAAGCCACTGGATGCCCTTCAGCACTTAGCGTGGGCCATTTTAATCGCCGTGCTATTAAAGGACTAAGATGGACTACTACTACGCATCGCCGCCTGAGTATCCAGAGCCGGAAGAAGAGGTGGTGTACTGTACCAACTGCGGGTGCGAAGTAGACCCGGAGAAGGCGGTGCGGGACGGTAAGTTTGTTTACTGTAGCCAAGAATGCAAGGAGGCGTAAATGACAGCAAGATATTGGCTCGCGTTAATTTTCACAACCGCCATCTTTATGTTTTGTATCACCATGTTCAACGAAATTCTCGGGAATCCTAAGTGGGTGGAACGGGCAGTTGGATGGCCCCTGTGTGGTGTGCTTGGATTTTTTGGGGCATCCTCGTATGAGGGACAGAAACGCAAGGAGGCGTAGGATGACCCGCACTGAATATCTTGAGCATCTGGAAAAGCTGATAAACACTTGCCCTGACCCGTGGAGCGAGGACGCCGCAGCCGACGCTGTGTGGGATTTGGCTTACGACCTTGGCCTAATCGTGTTGCGATAACCATAGGAGGAATAGGATGTTAGACTCGGTTGCGGTTGTTGATACTGTCTATGTGGCACAGAATAGCCCTGTCACCGAGGGCATGGTGATAATGCTCGGATTTTTCGCGCTCATCGGGTGGGGTTGTTACTTGCTATATAAGCTCATCCACAACGGCGATTTAGAAGTTAAAGGATGAGCGTCCTTGATGGCCGATGTTGCGCTTGTGGCAAGCGAACGACAGCGGAGAAAGTCCATGAGTGTCTTAGGTGTTGCACTATTTATCACACTGCTTGCGCTGACAGCCTTTGCCCTGCTTGCGGGCAAGGACTGACAAAGCAACCGCTGAAATCGGCCCGGATTTGCCAGATTCACGACAAAGAAACAATGCAGAAGTGGTTCAACTTACACAGGAGGTAGTATGACGGACAAACAGCAAGACGTATTTGAGGCACAGGTAGAGCAAGGCCCGTACCAGTCACAGGGCACAGCCCTTACGCCGGTCGGGGAGAATATGCCCGCGCCGCAGTCCCGCGCCGGGATGGAGGCTATGCTTGAACAGGCGAACTTGGCGGTCGAATTCCAGAATCGCATCAAGCAAATCGCCCTGAAGCTCACCAACGAAAGTGACTGGTGTTTTCTCGGGAAGAAATTTTTCCTTGAGAATACCGGGGCCAAAAAGATGATGCAGGCTTTCGGCGTGAGCGTGTACCCGGACGGACCACAGACTTCGGAGCGGTTCAAGGATGATCTCGGTGAGTACATCGTGATAACCGTACCCATGCGGGCGGTCTGGAAGAACTCAGAAGTGTCGGAGAAGGGCATCTGTTCCACGCGGGATAAGCTGCTCGGTACGGTGGGTGGTGGGTACAAGCCCCTGTCCGAAGTGTCCATAACCAATGTCACACTCAAGGCACAGACCTCTGCTATTCGGCGGGCCGTGATGTCGGTTCTGGCTCTAAACCCATCAGAAGAGGACATGACCCTGGCTGGCCTCAACCTGAACAAGATCAAAGAAGAACGCGGCGTGTCCTACGGCGGCGGTTCACAGGGCGGGAATGTGGACAGCAAGGAACTAACCGAGCGCAAGAAGAAGGTTCAGGCCATGTTAATCGAGATTTACGGCAAAGACCAGTACGAAAGCGCGTTGGAAGACCTCACGTCATTCAAGGCGAAGGACGGCACAGATGTAAAGGGCAAGCGGTCACTGCGGGCTGTGTCGGAAAAGCAGTTCACATTCCTTGAGCGAGATGTAAAAAAGATGTACGCCGATCACACCAAATCATCGGACGGTGAATGATGGGGCTGGTCGAGCGCATAGAAAAGCACGTTGAGAAGTCTATCAACCTGATGCCCTGTAACAGCAACCGGGCAAGCATGATCGGTTCGGCGTGTGAACGTCAGCTTGTCTACTACCGGGTGGCATGGGATAAGGCTATCCCGCCAGATGTCAGGCTACAGATGGTGTTTAACGAGGGGAACTTGCAGGAGAAGGCGGTGCTGCGGCTACTCGAAGAAATAGGGCTGGAAGTCTACGGGCAACAGGCTGACTTCTTTGACCACAAGGCTAAGTTATCCGGCCACTTGGACGCCGTTATCAGAGACCCCAAGGAAGAATTGAACGATGGCAAGCCCTTTCCGACAGACATAAAGTCTATGAGCGATCACATCTTCAATACCATTACCGGCCCGGAATCGTTTCAGTCCCGCCCGTGGCTGAAGAAATACCCGGCACAGATACAATGCTACTGTTTCTTCAAGGGCGTGGAACGCGGTGCGCTGATATGCAAGAACAAGACTACCGGTGAGATAAAGGATGTGTGGTTCACGCTGGATATAGACTACATGGACTTCCTGCTGAAACGCTGTGACCGTATCAACGCCGTGGTGGACAAGTGGCATGACACGCCGGAGCCTGAACGGGAAGCCCTGTTGCCTGAACGGGTGAAAGACCTTGATGAGTGCAAGATGTGCGGATTCCGGTTGATGTGCAGGCCGCAGATAGACTTTACAGCCCCACTTAAGATCGAGGACAACCCGGAAGCGGAAGCCCTGATTGACCGGCACGAAGCCTTATCCGAAGCGGCATCGGAGTACGGCACGTTACACAAGAGGCTGACCGATATGCTGAAAGTTAGCGCCAAGGGTAGCGGATACGACACTTACAACGCACTTATCGGCAACTGGCTGGTGAATGGCAAGTCCGACCGCGCCGGGAAGTGGAGTTTTGATTACACTCATGCTGACCAGCCAGTTGTAGAGCCGCCGCGCCGTGGCCGTCCGCCGAAACAGCAGGAACCAACTAACGACAAAGTGGCGACAGTTGCCGCGACACAGAAGGCAACAATTAAACCGCCTGACCTGTCAATCCCGAAAGAAAATTACATTGAGCTTTTGCTGGACGCCATGCGGTTTCACACGGAAGCGCAACTGACAGCGGCCCGGAAAGCCATGAGCATTCAGAAGTTATCCGTGAAGGACTTCACGCAGGACGAGGCCAAGGCCGTGTTGCTGTGGTTCGACGCAAACGACGAAGGGAAGGAATGAATGGAAACAATCATTTTGCCGGTAGTCAAGAACGGGGTAGTGGTGGAACATCGGGAGTATAGGATAATCCCCAAAAATTTGAGAGCGAAACGGCAGGAGGGGGAGCCTTTTGCTGATTACCAGAAGCGCCGCAGAAGGGACAATGCGAAGACGGCGGGCCACCTGAGAGGGACGCTGTTTCACTACTCCTATCACCAAGGAACAATCATCGACACTGGCAAGCATCGCCCGGACGGGAAAAAGATTTACGCCTGCATGAACAACTGCGGGCGGCGCTGAAAGCGGACTAACATGGCGGGCGAGGAAGTGCCGATGCCCGGTGACACGGAAGTAATCGAGTCCGGGGACTTGCCCGCCAGAACTTAACTTGGGAGAAAAGAATGCCGAGAACTCAGGTTTTATATGTTGACCCTGACCGTGACTTGCCGCGCATTAAAGAATTTCTGCTTCGGGAGAATGGCGGCAAAGTCCGTGGGTATATCAAGGAGTTCGTTAGCAAAAACAGGCTGAACTACAGCAAGTTCGTTATGATGCTTGGCGGCTTCCAGCCGTGCGAAGAGTACAAGGAACTGTGCTTGAAAGCGATGAAAGCGGAGAGGGAATAATGACAATTCTCGACAGGATGGTGGTCGCAGACACCATTGCCGACCTTCGTTCCGAGCTTAAAGTGGGCAATCACCTGTACGCGCAACTGACGGACAAAAAGAACGACCTCGACCACGAGATTGTAGTCCTCACCAGGCAGCGTGACGCGGCGGTGAAGGCGCTGGAAGAAATAATCAAGCGTATCCGTGTGACCGAGAGCGCCGCGTGTGCGCTAAATGACATCGAGGATATTGCCCGCGCCGCCCTGGACGCCGCGAGAGGCGCTGGCCCCGGCCCGCAGGAAAGGAAGGGCGCGTGATTACCTTCTTCGTTCCCATGAGGCCCGTTGGCAAGGGCAGGCCGCGAGTGACGCGGGGCGGGATGCACACCTACACGCCGGAGAAAACCGTACAGGCGGAAAGGCTGATAGCCCTTTGCGCGAAAGCCGCTGGCGTCAAGCCACTGGAAGGCCCGGTAAGCGTGGAAGTCACGGCGATGTTTCTTGTCCCGAACTCGTGGAGCAAAAAGCGCAAGGCTGAGGCGAACTGGCACACAGCCAAACCGGATGCAGACAACATAGGCAAGCTCATGGACTCGCTCAACGGCATAGCCTACCGGGACGATGCGCAGGTGGCCGAGTTGACCGTGCGGAAGGTCTACGCCGCGATGGAAGGCATACGAATCAAGCTAACGCAAATAGGGGGAGAAGATGCCTGATACAAAAGCAAGGGCGCTCAAGGCGTTGGGAATGCAAACCGACGCATTCGATTACTTGGCCGAGCGCATGATAGAAGAGGCAAAAGAAAAGTTCTTGATCGGCCTGCTGCTGGTGGCGCTCAAGGAACGCCTGCACGAGCCGTATTGGGATAAAATCATGGTCCTGTTGGCCCACCATTGGCTGACGCCGGAGTCCGGGTCAACAGGGGATTTGCTCGAAGCCCTTACCACTGCTCTCGAATCACAGGAGGCCCGCAATGGCTAAATGCAAGACATGTCTTCACTGGCGAGATGCCGTGTTCGGTGGAGAAATTAACGGCAAGCGCGAGGGCATTTGCAAGTTGCCGACTATCAAGAATCCGTTCGTGTACTTAGGGGATCACGTACCTATGTACGTCAGCCCTGACTTCGGCTGCAAGGCCCACAACTGGAAACCGGACGAATAGCCCGAACGGGCGAGGAGATGTGATGGATATAATAGAGAAAATCAGCGGCGATTCCGGGCCGATGTATGGCAACGGGACAGAGAACTGTGAGCTTGCCGCCCTCCGCGCCGAGGTTGCCGCGCTGGAGGAGGAGAACCGCCAGCTGCGAAACCTCCAGTCGATAGTCAACCGTGACGGCGGGCAGGGCAGTTTGCAAGAGGCTATCGACAAAGCGGGGCAGTATAAATTCTACGAGGACCGTTGCAAGGCGCTGGAAGCCGGGCTGAGAGAGATACGAGGGATTGCCGTATGTTGTGTTGACCCGTCAGACCTTGCACGCATTAGGTCTATCGCCCGCGCCCTCTTGGAGCCTCAATGACCCTTTGGCTTCTCATCCCTGCCCTGCTTGCCCTTGGCCTCTGGCGCTTGGCCGAGGCGCTGGCGGGAACAACGATACAGATAAGGCGGAGACGGTGAGCGAGATAGACAAATATGTGGGGCAGATAATCCAGGGGGATTGCCTGGAAGTGCTCAAGGGCTTGCCGGACGGTTCGGTCGATATGGTCTGGACTGACCCGCCGTATGGACACGGGAATATGGATGGAGATTTACAGGCGGCGCGGGTGCGGGACAAGGTTTCGGGCGGTAGAGTTGCGGCTGTTGAGCCTATCGCAAATGACAGCCCGGAAGAATTTCGGCAGGTATTTGATGGGATGATTACTGAGGTTGCGCGTGTTTTAAAACCCGACTGCTGCTGCTGCTGCTGCTGCTGCGGCGGCGGACCGCAACCGACATTCGCATGGACTTCTCTGCGCCTCGATGACAACGGAATGCAATTCTTTCATGCGGTGATATGGGACAAATCAGGCAGGGGCAACGGCATGGGCTGGAGATACCGGAGAAATTACGAGTTTGTAATGGTGGCGCATAGGAGAAGCGGGCGGCTCCTGTGGTCCAATACTGACATAGCAACCCCTAATATTGTTCGGTTTATGCCTGTTATAAAAAGAACACATCCAAATGAAAAGCCGGTTGAGATGGTAAAGCACTTCCTGAAATTACACGCCAAGCCCGGAAGCATAATCCTTGACCCCTTCTGCGGCTCCGGCAGTACCCTTGTCGCCTGTGTTGAAATGGGATTGCCCTACATCGGTATCGAGCTTGACCCCGGCTACTGCGCCATCGCCCGTCGCCGTATTGCCGAGGCGTCCGAGCAGCAGGATATGTTCCGCAAACCGGCTGAAACCCAGGGAGTGATGCTGTGATGCTCCTGACCCTCAAACAGGTAGCCGAGAGGCTGCGGGTAGCAGAAGCCACGGTGCGGAGCAGGCGGCGAAAATGGAAGGCTTTTTCGAGGCGGAGAAACCAGAACAGAAGGAGAAGGAAGGATGATTACCGAATGCAAGCACTTTGTTGAGTATTTCGCTCCCGGAATAATTGTTCCAGAAACCAGAGTAGAGGAAACCCAAGTAAGAAACCCGGCCATGGTTAAGATAGGAGAGGGCTGTTATGCGTTCCGCTTTTTCAGCCGCACCGAGGTTGTAGGTGATGATGGGGAAATCCTGAGAGGGCCATGTAAAAATCACTCCGGCACATACTACATCCCTGAGTGCCGAGTGCTGGACGTAGAGCAGGCCGCGCTGGAACATGGAGAAGAGTCTATTCTCGTGCGCAATATGAAGTGCAATGACATCGCAAAAGTAATCAGCACTCCATACGGGCAATCGTTCCCAATGCGAGAGGGCGATGTTGTTTTGGACCGCAAATCCGACTGAGAATTATCTTGCAAACTCCATTTGTGTGTACAGAAGATGTATATCGAGGGGTAGTGTTCCGCAGGGTGACGATACAGAAGGAGGTTGTAAGGTGATACACTACATCGCCTTTGGGCTTAACTTCGCGCTTATGGTTTTCTCGGTCGCAATGACGATAAAATGGGCGCAGATTCCCGATTCAATGAAGGATTTGACGTTCTCGCTGTTTGCCGGTTATGGCGCGGCCTTCTGCCTTTATAATGCAATCAGGATTATTCGGGAGGTTGTAAAGTGAGTGCTTTGAGATGTCCATGCGGCGGAATTATTAAGTGTGTACAAAGTGTGTACAGCTTTGAGAAAACTTATCAAAAAGGAGGTTCAATGGGCGAACCTTGGGAAGATGAAGAATATTTCCCGGACGGTTATGACGAGGACGAAACCGACGAGGACGACCTTTTCCCGGACGATGGTATCCATTGCAGCTATTGCGGCGAATACATGATAGACGATTCCGAGCGCGGGCAGGGCTGTCATTACGGGTGTCAGGCCGAGGCCGAAAAGAACTTTGAGGAATATCTGGCCCGCACAAAAAAGGAGAGGTTATGAGCGAACCGAAATTTACGCCGGGGTCTGTCGAGGACGAGATGTACAAGGCGCTGGAAAGGCTTGAGGAACTCATAAACTCCGGCAAGGTGGACATTTTGCCCGCTCAGAGACGCGCCGTTTCAACCGATGATACGAGTTGTTTTGATATTATCAACCTCAAGGCGCAGATGGCTGCCGCCCTTGCCGCAGCGCGGGGCGAAAAGGAGGAACGGTGACAGACTTTACCAGCAAGCGCGGTGATGACTGCGTGGCGGTCCCGGCGACAGCAACGACCCTTCAAGTTCAAATTCGCCAGGGCCAGCCGACAATCGACATCCCTGACATTTACGCCGCCCTTGCCCGTGTGACGGCGGAGCGGGACGAGGCGGTGGAACTGCTGAAAGAGCTTCAGTGGGTGCATTGCCGTTGCCCGGTATGCGACGAATTTCTCATGCACAAGCCCAGCTGTCGCATTGCCCTTTTTCTCGCGCCGTTCAAGGAGGCCACCGATGCTATGCCCTGAGTGTTTGCACCCGATGGAATCAACGGGGATTGATGTTGACGAGATCGAAATATGGGTTTGCAGAAATCCTAATTGCAAAATAAACGGAGAGTTGATAGAAGCGGAGGCCACCAATGGCTGACCGGAACGCGGAACTGGCCGAGGCGCTGGGCGTACTGCATCAGTACAACTGCGCTCCACTTCCCGACTTATCCACCGCCGAGTGGCAGGAGAAGATACGGGAGAAGGTGGAACACCTGGCCGGGCGTTGCAATCGCCGGTTTTTAGTTACCGTTTACGACATTGAAACGGGCGAAACAACCATTTGTGTGATGAACGAAGGTGAGTCTGGCTTGGATAGGTTTACCGGGCAAAGGCTCTCGCATGGTTCAACCTACCGTGAGGCCAACGAGAACGCCCTGCTCTGGCTGGCCGCGCAGGGGAAGGAGCAGAAATGAAAGCTCTGATGATAACCCTTTTGCTCATCCTCTTGACCGCGCTCGGCACAGGGGCGCAGAACAAAGACGTACTGTACCCTCTCCATGATACGCGTGTAGACAGCACTCACCCGATATGGTGGGGCAATATTGCCAATCCCAACGTGGGCGCGGCACTTGATACGATCCCCGACACGCTCTATACCGTGCGCGGCGACTCGCTTTTCCAGAGGGAGAGAGTCGTGCAAGTTTTATGGGGCAACTATGTCGAATGGCCGACAATGTCAAGAATGCGAGAGGTATATTTAGACCCGATAGGCATAGTCTATCGTTTCATCGGCCTTATCCAGCCCGCCGACACGGTGATTTACCGCACGTTGGTCGAACGGCAGGAAACGAGAAGGGAGTGGCGATGAGAATTGTCTTTTTAGTAGTCGGTTTAATTGTTGGCGCGTGGGCTATGTCAATGCACGACGCCCGCATAATCCGTGTTCAGCGGGAAATCATAACGGACCAACGACATCTCATAGAGCAGTTGGCTGAGAAGTTACATGAACATACACAGGGGATGCCCTTGGACTCTGTGGGTGGATTTGGCGAAGGCTGGCGCAACTGGCAAAGCGATACCATCGCAACCGATACTATTTTTCTACAGAAATAAAAGAATAACTTAGCCTCTTGACAAGCAGGAAACCGGCATTATATTAGAGCAGGAGTCGCGTCAACTAAAAAATATCAGGTTCCGGCAGGGCGGCATCCCTGACAATCGCGAATAAGCCGGTATAAGGCACACACCTCTTGCCGCGCCCATTGCGGAAATGCTTTCTTTATATGGGAAAAGCGGGGCGTAATTGCCGAACCAACAAGACAGTGAAGTTTATATCGGCCCGGAACCTGACTCTTACATGGCGGGCGGACCGGCTATCTCATGTAGCCAATAAATAGGGTCGCGGCGCGAGTCGCCCGGTGACATGGTAAATCCGGCCCCGCCAGTAGACATGGAAGCGGCGACGTGGATAGGGTGTCGAGGGCGGCGGGGCGAAAGCCCCAAAGCCCTGCCGGTTCAAATCCGGCCCGCTTCCAACAGAAAGCCCCGGTTCATCGCCGGGGCTTCTTTATGGCTCATAAATGGCTCAAATGGTTCATTTCTTCTTCTTCCCGCCTTTGCATTTCTTTCGCAACCAGTCCTCCCGCAACCAGGGTGCGTCAACGGTTAGCCCGCAATTAGGGCAGACTGCGGGCCAGGAGTCGGCCTCAAATCTGGCCCCACAGTTGCAAGTAATGGTTATCTTCACTTCTGCTCTGCTTCCTCGTCTGTTGCTCCCAAGGCGGCATCAATGACTGCGCCACCTATCTTGCCGCCCGTCGCAGTCTTTTTGCCAGCACCGATATTTCCGTCCGCAACTTCCTGAGCGCCCCAACGCACAAAAAACAGAATCTTTTTCCACCAAGCGGTTTTAGCCATCTTACACCTTCTTGCTTCTGTCGGGTAGCCAGCCACGGAAAACTGCAATGACATCATCGAACGTGTCGGCCTTCTCCTGAGTGGTTAGAGTACCGTCCTTCACTCGTTCGAGTATGCGGGCAAGCATCCAGCCGATGCGCCCGAGTTTGAGCACGAGCGTTGTTAGAAAGGGAATGACTACTAAGGCGATAACCTGCCAGTTTGCTATCAGCCAGTCCCACGCTGCATAAATCTGTTCCACCTTACGCCTCCTTGGTTTTATCGAGAATTTCCAGAGTGAAATCCTCGTGGTTCATGTAAGTTTCAAACCTTTTGATTGCCGCCGCGCTGCGCCAGACTCCGAACTTCCCCCAACGTGTGCCAGCCTCAAAGCCGAGCGCGATACAACCCTCAATGTCTTTTGTGGTGTTCCCTATGTGAATTTCTATCGCGGAGCGCCCCGGCACGTCTTCGACTGCATATCCTTTGTGCTTGCCCTCCGGTTCCCACTTGACCGCATAGATGCCAGCAGGGATACAGGATACGTCTTGCTGGTTATTCAGCCACGGCAGTTCGAGGGTAAAACACTGGAACTCGCCAGTTACCCAATGCCCGAGAGTGCCGTCATCACCACTGCGAACCCGGATGTTGTAGACATGGCGCATACCTTACCTCCGAGCGGGAAACAGGACAAATATGTCCGCTATCCCGCACTACCTATTTTTTACTTCGCTTTTTAAATCCTGCAACGCTTCCAGAATGAGCCGCTGGTTGTCAATCATCAACTGCCGTTCCTGTTCCAACCGCTCAAGGCGTGAGGCGTGGTTGTCCAGCACACGCTCATTGTAGCTAATCCGGGCGCGGTCGCCATCGTGCATGTTGTAGTTCGTGGACACCATGCCGCCGCCCATTACGAGAAGTCCGAGCAGGATACTGAGTATCCACCATGATAGCTTGCGTTCTGTTGCGTTGACCGAATAATTCATGTGTGGTTCCTGCGGTCGAATTAGCTTTTATTGTATAGAGAATCCACGATTTTTCTTGGGCTTCTTAGTTATGAGCGGGTTGCGCTCTTGTTCCAGTTCATCTAACAGGTCATCGGCTGTCAGCTTGGGCTTGGACTTGCCAACCGTCAAGTTTTTCTTGACAGTTCCCTTGCCGGTAAGAATATCCTCGGCCTTTGCACCCTTCTTGGGTACACTTGCACCCGTTTTGGGAACAGAGGTATCATTTGGCCGGGTAGAAACATTACGTTTGGACGTGGCGATTTTTCCCGCTTTTGTGGACACGTTGGCAGGAGGTGTACCCGGCGTAGACACGTCTGCTTTCAGTTCTTCCAGCAGGCGGGCCTCACCGGACTGTGCGGCGGGCACATCTTTTCCAAGAATCTTCTTGGTGTATTCCTCAACGCTCATCCCGAAAGCTTGGGCTTCTTCCTGCATCAGCTTGTCCACCAAGCCCTGTTCCGACTCCGCGCCAGCGAGTATGTCCTCCGCACTCTGTACATACCCTTCCTTGCCAATTGGCTGCGCTACACGGGCCTGTGGCGGCACGATCTCTGCCGGGGGTATATCAGGGGTAGGGCCAAGCGGTTTTTCAGGCATCATGGCGTCACGCCACAAGGCTTCGCGTTCTGCGCCGGTCATTCTCACTATCTCGTTGTCGGAATAGCCAAGGCGTTTTAATCCTTCAATTACCCTTGAGGGATTAGCTTCGGTAGCGGCAAGCGGCTGTGCCGTCAACTCCCGCAACATCGCCTCTTTATCAGCCTGTCCTCTGGCACGCAAAAGTTCAGCATCGCCCCTGCGCCCGGTTCTTAACATATCCTTGGCTGTTCCACCCGGAGGCATCCCTTCCGCGTAGCGCGTGTTAGTCAATACATTAATGTCCGGCTGCGGGCCACCACCAGCCCTCATTCTCTGTACTAAATTCCGCACCGCTTCCGGGCGCTTGTCCATCGGCTCGGGAGTCAGGCGCACATCGCTCCCTCTTGCGTTTAGTAATTGAGCGGACACATCGGGCGAGGCTACTGGCGTGCGGTCGGCCATAGACCGTTTCGCATCTATCAAGGCTTCAATGTCGCTTGGCACTTTTCCTTGTTTCTGGAACGCCGGGACATCAGCGGCAGCAGCCTTGTTGCGGGAGAATATATCCAGCACTTCTGCAAGGGCGGGATTCGCTGCCATCCTCTCTACAGGCCGCGAAGCCAATGCAGCCTTACGTGCAGCTAACAGTTTCTTGGCCATACCCGGAACGGCGGTCAGTGCGTTGAGCGGGTCGGCCCCGGTATCCATTACCAATCCAAGCATTTCCCGTTTCATGCCGGGGTCCATACCAATCTTTTCCAGAACGTCAGTGCCACCCACACGTTCCTTGTCTATGCCGGATAGCGCCTTAAACAACATATTCCGTGGGTAGTCTGCCACCTTCATAAACTCTTTCTGAATATTCATCTCCGGCATGGGCGAGCCAACAGCAGACATCATGGGCGATTGCGCCTGTTCCGGCTGCGGCTGGCTTTGCCGCTTGGCTATTTCCGCCGCACGCATGGAAAATTGGGAATCGAGTGGCATTATTCACCTTGCCTGTATTTAAGGTCGGCGCTTTCGCCCATCAGAAGATTCGCTACCTGAGACACCCGGCGCTTTGCGGCCCGTTCCTGTAGGTTGCTCACGCCCGGAAGTTCGTATTTCTTAACACCCGTCAGCACGTCCACCGCTTTACTCATGCCCGTTTTCTTGGTGTCAGCCAACTTACCCGTGGTGCTGTAAAGCCTGGAAAAGATACCAAGCGTCCAGAACTCAAACTGTTTCATCTTGTATGGATTCATGCGGTACACCGCGCCAGTGGGCCGCTGGATTTCCTCAAACTCAAGCCAGTCCTGCACGAAGTCAGGCATCGCCTTCAGCGTGGGATAGGCTTTCGTGTACGGATAGTCCACCGTGCCGTCTTCGTTCTTCTTTATTCCTTCCAAGGGCGAACCGAAGAACATATCCTGCCCGAACAACAGTTCAAGTCCCGGCTTTACTATCGGGCCGAGACGCCCGCCAAAGCGAGTCATGGCACGCCCTATGTCGCCGCCAGTCAGAGCCACCAGTAGCGGGTTGCCCTCCAAGTCCTCTATCGGCAAGCCTAATCCTGAAAGTATCTCAATCGTGTCTTTCTCTTTGTTCGCCTGTGCAATTTTGAGTCCTTCACGGAAAAACTCAGGCAAGGCAGATTCGTCTTCTTTCGACACCTTTTCGCCACCGAATATCGCCTGCCCTAAATTGCGGCCAGCACGTAACTGAAGCGCCTGCCTGCCCGGATTGCGGAACATCGCACGGGCTTCCATTTCTGCGTTCTTGCGAAGGAAGGAGTAGAACGGTATGAGCCTTTTCAGTTGCCTGTCCATCGTGGTCAAATCGTCATAGTCAAACAGGAACTCATCTGTGTGCTTTGCCGCCTGCTCCGGGCTGAACCCGCGCCGGAGATTCGCCATGAAGTTTATAACGCGGCCCTGGTCTTCCACGAACCCACCGGCTTTACGGCCTACGTTCATCGGGTTTACATTAGATTCAGACCACTTCTTCCCCGTGTCTATCGCCTTGTCCAGCGGCCCCATGCCCCAAGATTCGCCCTTGAGCACTCCATACTTGTGCGCCAGTTGCCTGATTTCATCGTAGGAATACTTTATCCCGTTGTCGGCGTTGAGCGTACCAGCCTTGCCGTTTTTAAGCATCAGGGCTTCATAGTGGCTTTGCGGGTGTATCCCTTCCATGCCCAAGTCAAGGAAATTCTGCATGGTATTACTGACGTAGTTCCTTATGTGGAACGCGGGCCACGGCACAGTCACGCCCTTTTTGAACAGACTTAACCCACGGTCGTATATCTTACCGATAATTGTAGTCGCGCCACGGTTAAACTTGTCCATGCGCTCAAGGTCGCGGGCAATACGGATAGGGATATTCTTGATTACGGTTCCACGGCCATTGCCGTAGTCCACCAAATCTTGTTTTAACGCCTGCGCGAACGGAGCGTCCTTCACGCTGAATGTGGCTTCGATGTCCTTCAGGAACTTCTTGCCGGTAATAGCCCTGTCCGCGTTGTACATGTAATTCGCCAACAGCTTCTTCGCATCGAGTTCGGCTGTGTTACGCAATTCAGGGTAAGCGTCGAACAGGTCGCCCAATGTTTCAAATCTCTGGACTGTTTTTCCGTCAACTTCCATTGTGGCCCTTGCCTTCGCTACGCCACCCGGAGAGGTGGGTATGCCGCCGCCTACGATACCGCCACTCCTGCCGGGGATGTTCTTGCCCAATGAGTGCGTCACGTAGTTTTCCAGCATACCTTCCATGACACCCTCTTTTACCATCTCATCACCAGTGTACTTGAACAACTGAGCCATCTGGCCCGCAGCGGCCTGTTCCGCGTCAGTTAAGGGGCCATAGAGCTTCTGGTACGTGCTGGCATACTTCTCTGGCTTGTCGAGATACAGCGTTATCTTGCGTAAGGACTTCTGCCCTAAATCACCGAACACTTCTTTTACTATTTTGATTGCAGATACCTTAGACTGGTTTTCCGCTGAGTTAAACACTCTCCGCTTGTTAAGATATTCTTCGGACTTGCCCCACTTGGTACTGACCGCTTCGCCCAGCGCGTTCACTGCCGGGACTACTTTCTCGGCAAAGCGAGTTTTGAGACTCTTGGGAAGGTCAGTCATCAAGTCCGGGCTAATCGGCTGGTTCATTGGGTTAGCCAACTTCTCAAGGTCGGCCCACTGATTCTTTATCCCGCGCCCGGTTGCTTCCAGGGCATCGGATACCAGCGGGATTCTCTGGCCTGCCAACTTGACACCGCCACGGTCGAACATGGCTGCATTAGCGCCATGCCGCGCAATGAAATCGGCTGAGGCGTCGGCAAACACCTTCTCAGGTGTGGACCCGGCGTGTTGTAATGTCTTGGCTATCTCCGCAAAGGCTTTCCGTCCGGGCTTGGATAGTGCCTTCCCGCCCACCTTCATAGCCCCGCCTGTGCCAAGCGAAAGATAGGTAAGCGGGTCGGTTGCCATCTCTCCCGCGAATCCCACTATGCCACGCGCCACGCGGCCACCACCAGAGGTTGGGTTCCAACCCATGCCGCTGAGAATGTCCGTGCCGTAAACGTGCTCCTTGCCCTTTGTATCGACACCGAGCATGGGTGCGATTACGTTCTTGCGTACAGCATTACCCGCGTAGTCCAGCGTGTTGCCTATCTTGGTGAGGACAGATTCTTCCTCGTCTTTCTTGGCGATAGGAGCAAGGACATCCTCAATAGGGACACCAGCGCGTTCCATCCTTTTAGACATCGTAAGGTTGGCCCGCGCCTGCTGAATCTTTTCCTTCAGGCGTCCGCGTTCGAGCGGGTCGGCTTCAGCCCTGTACTGTTCCACCAGCGAACGGTAGTCCGCCAGAAGATTGTCACGTATCGGCATTCAGTTATCGTTCCATAGACGGAATGTTCAACGGCGTATCATACGGGCTGCTTAAAGAGCGTATAGGCTGCCTTTGTGGTTTGCTGATTTTTTCAAGGTAGTCCATATACTCCTGAAATTCTTGCCACGTTATTTTCCCGGCGTCAAAGTCTTCACGCAAAGTAATCCTTGTCGCTTCATATCCATTTACCGAAAAGGACTCATCTATCTTGCTAAAGTCATCGGCTATATTGCCCGGAGCGGGTCGTCCCGCAGTAGCACCCGGCGTTCCTCTTGCCGGTGGTGTCGCGCCCGTGCCGCCAAGAGGCTTGTTGTTGGGGTCATCCCTGAAACTCCAACGGGAAATAGACGGCGTTATCTGTGCAGGCCGATACGCCGAAGACGGCTTGCCGATCATTGGACCGTATTCTCGCATGGCTTCGTCGAATGCTTGGTCATAAACTGCTTGGTCAAGTCCCATAACCGGGTCCGTAGCTTTGGCAGACGCCCGTTTTGTAGCCAGTTCTACCGCGTTCTCATAAGTGAATATCGGGTCTTTGGCCTGATTGCGGCCTTCTGCGTAGTAATCTCCCTGCTTGTATTCCGTAGAGGTCTGAGCTTTTTTGTACTCAAGTTCTGCCGCTAATTGCTTCCTTTGCGCTACCATCTCTTGGACTTCATAATCCTCAAGCGTGCCGCCAAGTTTTATCTTGGCCGCTATCATGGCGTCAAGTTCCTGAATTTTTCTATTCAACTCAGCTTGGCGCTTCTGTTCTGTTTCGATTTCCTGTGTGGTAAGTTGGTTTCCCAATACCTTCGCTTCCTTTTCCACCGGCATCAGGCCCAATTCATGCTGGCGCTCCTGCTCATCAAACGCCCGCTGACGGGTGAGTTCATCCATCGACCACTCGCGCTCCGCAAAGACATTGCCCTGCGCCCAATCACTGTTTTCCTTGCCAAGTCCCTTGAGCACACCATACTCACCAGCCTGCACCAGCGGGCCAACATACGGAAGGTTGCGCCCGATAGACATTCCAGCCCGACCAGCCACCTTGCCTACGTCACCAAGCGTATCGCCTACGCCGCCAAGAACATCCCACACATCGGTCCTTGGCTTGAAGTTCGGCGTAAAGCCGGACATCTCGCCAGCCGGGTCAACCCCGAGAATCATCCGCATACGGCGTTCTTCATCGTCTTCGTAGAACGGGTCTCCCAAAAACTTTCCTACCCCGGAGGCCGCTTTACCTAATCCTTTGCCTAACCCCCGTGCGGCATCACCAAAAAAATCATACCAAGCCATGTTATCTCCTTATCCCTTTGGCCTTGACTGACCGGCGTATGCTTGAGCCGCCTACGCGCCCGCTGATCCTGTTGCCGCAAGCAACGGTTGCCACCACGCATTTTCCTGTGCCTTCTGCTGCGCCCGCTGTTGCCAGTTGCCGCCAAGGTTCGCAATATCCTCAAGGTTCCCGCGCATGGCGTCGTAGCCACCCACCCCGAACGTGTTGTAAAGCCCCGATCCGGTTCCGAGCAAGGTCAGGAGGTTCTGCATATTCTGCTGCTGCGCGTCGTACCCGGTCAAAGCCTCATTCGTCTTGTTGGCGTAGCTCTGCTGCGCGTTAGCCAACTCCTGTTGCGCCACCTGATCCCAATAATTCGCCAGTTCCAGGTTGCCCGACAGCGTAGCCTGTTGCGCCTTCTGGTTGGCTGCGTTCCACGCTTGGTTCGAGGCGTCCGCGCCCTGCTGCATCTGGTAAGCCTGAGAATACTTCTGCAATCCAGTGTTGGCCGCAGCCTGTGTCCCGGCAAAGTTCTGTTCAGCCGTCCACTTCGCAAGGTCGGTTCCCTGATTCGCATTCTGCAAGCCGAGATTCGCAAGCTGGCCGTAAACGTCCGACTGGCGGGAAAGGTCTTGCTGGTTCAGCCCGTACTGGTTCTGCTGAGTGCCAAGCAAGTCAAGGCCAAGTCTGCTTGTGGCGTTCTGCTGAGTTCCGACAGTCCCGAGAATGTTGGCAAGCTGAGTCAGTTGCGTGTTGCCGTACTGCATCTGGTTCTGCATAAGTTGGTTATCAACATTGCGCTGTGCGCTCAACTTCTTTTCAGCCGCCGCGTCCCGCGCTACCCGCAAGGCTTCAGCCTCAGACGATGAACCGCCAAGCCCGTAAGCGTTGTACTGCTTGCGAATATTCTCAATCTGCCGGTTGGTATCTTCGTCTATCCGGCGCGTAGCGTCCGCGTACAGGCTGTCGCTGAATTGCCTGTTGTACTGGTCTTTCGGGGCAAGAGCGCCCTGTATCGCGCCCGTAATGGTCGGCATCAGACCAGCCATGCTCTGCTGTATCGTCGCGCCACTATTGGGGTCTTGAACCGGAGCCGCATTTGCGGCATTCATCTGTCCGAGAATGGTTTTCTGTATTTCGGTGTTCATCTTAAGCGTAGGGTCATACGCCTGCTGCGCCGTCCGGGTTAAGCCGCCCATTGCGGTGTTGGCATACGGATTAAGCTGGTTGGCCGCAGTCACATTCTGGTCATACACCCCACCGTACTTCTGTGCGCCGCTGGTATTGATGCTCGGATTCGCAATGTTTTCCGTCCGCACGCCGAAGTAATTGGCCGCATCAGTCATTGAACCGCTTTGCGGGTTCATCTGGAAGGTGGACGTAAGTGGATTAAACCCGCCCTCTTGCTTGCGCTTGCTGTCCTCATATCCCGAGAGTTGCGGGCTGGACTGGAAGCCTTGCTGCTGTTGTGTTCCGTAGCCCCCGTTGGTCGGCATAGCGCCGCTAAAGTTTTGGGGTTGGGTTCCAACGGCAGCAAGGCTCGGGCCACCATAGTTGTTCTGTTTAGTCTTGCCACTGGCAGTTCCAGTCCCGCCCAATCCGGGAGCGGCCTGCTGCGCGGTCTGTATAGGCTGTCCGGTATTCGGGTCAAGCCGCTGAGTCTGCGGGCGCTGCCAGTTGCTATAAGAATAAGGCGAGGACTCCGTGTAGGGATTGAAAGCCGCGCCCTGCTGCAACGGCTGCTGAGTAGTTCCCTGTGCGGAAGGCTGGTTCGTATTCGCTGGCGCACGGCCCGTTCTGGCGAAAGAGCCGGGAGTGCTTACGCCCTGATTGTAGGTATCCCAACTCGGAAGGTTAGGCGCGGTCGGGACAGCATTGGTTACAGCCTGAAACGCGGCGGGAAGGTACTGAGCGAACTGGTCGCCCATCGCATAGCGTTTCTCAGCCTCTTGCCCCATGATGTAAGAGGGCTTCCAAGTATAACCGCCAGTGGGAGTGGTTGATGGCCCGTTCGGGCCGTACTGCGCGAAATCATCCCCTAAGCCGTAACCCCATTCAGCAATCAACTGGTTCGACTTATTTGTGCCGTCACTATTCGGAACTTTATAGTCCGTGTTCGCTTCAGTGTACGTTGAGCCATCGTTGCGTGTTACGAGCCAAGTGCCGTCAGTTTGATACTCCCGTTTCTTTATGCCCATAGGGTCATTAATATTTGGGTCAACTCTTTTGCCGTCATCGGGATTATAACTTCCGTCATCCACGACTTCGCTTGTGCCGTCACTGTAGTAGACGGTCTTTTTACCGGCAGTCGGGACGCCCTTTTCCTCACGCTCAATCGTCCGGGTTCTGGAACGGTCAGTAGAAGACAGTTCCGTGTCATTCGGGTGTGCCGTTTTGTACGCTTCCGTGCCGGGTATGTAACTGTTTGGATCAAGCCCGAAGCCCGAAATGCGCTCAAAGTACTTAGCCTTAGTCTGCGCATCCCACGAATCATTGTATTCTGGTATGTTATCTTTGTCCCACTGCGGGCCAGTGCCTACTGCCGCTAAAGTGGTGGCTGGCGCAGTCGAGCCACTGCCCGTGGCGGCAGTAGTTTTGAACTGTTCCGGCACTTGGCTTGCCGGGCCGGTCCAGCTTGTAAATCCCGGAGCGGCAGACTCGAACTCAGTCAAATACTGCTGTGGGTTAGCCGTGAAACTGGCCTCATCCGGCAACGAAGCGAGAGTGGACTGTATCTCGGACAGTGGCCTACCCTGAGAGCGGAGCCACTTTTCCCATTCCGCCTTGAACAAAGGGTAAGTGAGTTTCTTGTCCATCTCACCAAGCGAGGACCAGTTGTTTACCCAATTAGTTAGTTTTGTGCCTGCCATAAGCTAACTCCGTATTACTTCAAATTGAATCCGGCCCAATAACCTTTTCGCAGTTCTGATTGCGTGCTTCTCCAACCCTACACGGCGGGCAATCTTCTTTATTACCCTCTCCCACAACAGGGATACCCGACTTTCGGTGCGCGGCCAATACCCGTACACCCTCTCGATTCCCTGTGAAAACGCAAACCCGATTATCTGATTTATCACTTCCCTCATTGAACCCGGAGTAAGCCGCACAGCCGGGTCAATCAGTATCTTCACTTCGCATGTGTTGTTTACAACGTCTATGTTGCATAGACACCCCGCACCGTACACAGACCCGTCCTTCACGATCCCGAACGGTAACGCCCTGCCACACGCCCACTTCTCGAACGCACCCGGAGCCGGGAACCGCCCGTACAACTGGTCAAACACGATTGCCTTCTGCCATAAAAACTGCTCATCCGTGCTGGATAATCCGTACATCTTTACAAACCACTCCTCGTTCACCTTCTCCCACGCTACCAGACCAACCATTGGACTTTCTCCATGCGTCAGAAATGCGTTGCAGATTCCCATGTCACCGTGTAGCCTATGATCGAAAAATACTCATCCAGATTGTTATTGCTGAACTTGAACCGTACCACCCGGCTTTGCGAGTACAGCAACAGCGTTTCCTGTACGGTTGTCCCACCTCCGAGTTTGGATGTCCCGATGATAAAAGTTCCCACCTTCCCGGCGTCTTCCTGCATCGCCAGCGTGCCGGTGCGGGTATAATCTCCGTAGTTCACGTACTGTGTCACCGTGAGAGTTTGGGCGTCCGACGTGGAGTTCATTATCACCGTCAGTTCGGCCCAAGCCTTTTCAAGCCCCGGCGTACCCATCGTGTAATCTTTGGAGTACCATTCGGCGCTTATCTTCGTGCCGTTGTCGTTATCGACATACTTGCCGGTCGTAGTGTTGAGATAGTCCAGCCGGTTTATCTGCTTGGCGTAGTCAGCCACCATTATCTGCTGCCGGGAACCAACGTCTATGATTGCCGAAACATTGGCCGATGTAGTGCCCTTGGTCCACGCCTTCAGTTGCGTGTGGTATGCGTAGTACGTCAGGTTTTGCTTGGCCGTTTCCTGTGTCGCGCCTTCGGTTATGAACAGCCTGTACTGGTCCCTGTGCCTGTAATAAACAGCGTGCGCGTAGTCCTTGCGGGTGGTATGCCAGTTGGTGCTCCAACTTTCAGCCTCAAGCTGGTACGACACCTTCGCCACGGACTCCTCATCCGTCCCGCGCCCGTCGTAGGTGTACACGCCGTCATGCGACAGCCATATAATCTGATTGTCCGTTACCGCTATCGTGGCTTGAGCCGCACAGCCTATCTTGGGGTTAATCACATAAGGTACGAATGTCGGCACAGCAATCGAGTTGTCCCACACTACTTTCCATACCGAATGTTCCTTGAAAACAATTATCGACTTCTGAAACTTTACTATCCCCACTATCGGGTCAACCGCACTCCCAATCAGGATGTAAGAAGAAGCACTCCAATCGTTCGGCGCGTTCACCGCGCTCCAACAGAACTTGTTCGTATAGCGCGTAGAGGTTTCGAGTACGTTGGCGCATATCAGGTAATTGTCGTACCACTCAACACATTTGGCGGCTGTCGGGACATACGTGCCGGACCCGCCCGTAGTGAGCAACACAGCATTGCCCGAACCGTTCCAACACCAGAGGGGATTGGTATTGTTTGTTCCCACGATATACGGCGCACTGGAAATCGAGCAGTACACGCTGCTTGTGTGGATGTCGTTGCCAGTGGTCAGCGTTAAAGTCCCGGTTATGTCAGCTACGTCCGTTCCGTCGGTGTCGCACGAATAGAGATAGGTTCCCTCTGTGAACAAAATTTTGTATACGCCCGCCGCCGTGCGGTGCTGGCCTATCCAGGTTACGTTGGATGTCCGCGCAGCACTAAACAGGAAGCTCGACCCGCGCCGCTTGCATATCTTGCCGTACTGGTCAAGGTCTATGTTGCTGCAAAGCGGAGACTCTTTATCGGATATGGCAGCCGGGTTAGCCCGGTTGTTCATCCCACCGCTAAAGTTATCAAAGGTGCGGCTATTCAAGTCGTGGCCTCACTAACGTTCTTTGGATAAGAAAAGCGCCGGGCCAGAGCAGGGTTTCCCCGACTGCCGCCGATAACAACGTCTCCCGATATGCGTCTGGCGTCATCCCGAATGGCAATCTGGATATACTGTTCGGCGTTCCTGCGGCACAGGTCGCCTCTGTTCGGGAGGTGCATATAATCCCACGCTCTCGCCAGTGTCAGTTCCCTGATGATGTAACCGTAGTCCTGCGGGATAGGCGAGAAGGTGTCACTGTCGGCTACCATCGTGCGCGGGATCGCCTTGTACCTGACAAACAAGTTGATTGCCGTTGACGGGATAGGATAAAGTCCGAGCCGTATGTATTCGCTCTCTATGCTTGTCGGGGCTATCTTCGCCAGTGTTCTTGACGGGCTGGCGGTGGATACCGTGATAATTCCGGTGGTAACGGCGCTCTTAGCAATCCGGTCAACCGTGTTGTAGTAGTTGGTGCTGGTGGCGGTGGTCGTTCCATTCATGGAAATACTTTCATCCAGGAACACGCCATCGCCATCAAACCCACCGATTCGCACAGTGCCTACGCTGGATGTATCGGAAGCCGAAGAACTGACAATCGAGACCTGTATGGCCGGTTGCTTGGTGATAACGCCAGTTGTGGCTCCCGCTGCAATCGTAGCCAGAGTGGTCGGGGTGACATCGGTGATGGTGACGGTGTTCACGCCAGCCGGTGCGGTATCCACAGACACTTTGTATATGCGGTTGAAATAGGTCGTGCAGGCAACAGGAGTAATCCCGTTGAGAGTGATTGTCCCGGATGTCTCAACTCCGTCCACGTCTCCGGTGATAGTAACCTCGTCATCGGCGGTCGCATCCGAACTATAGGCGTATATGGTGTTCTGCGGCTGTTTGAGAACGTGCGACAACCCGAGTTCCACGGCGATGTACGGATTCCCCGTATAGAGCGGGTCCGGGACCATGTACTCAAATTCAGTCGCCGTCATCACCTGTAAATCGGTGTTGGACTCTTTCTGTCGGATTGAAACAAGCTGGCCCATTTCAGCCGGGAGAGAGATATAGTGCTCATCCGCAGCCGCCAGAATAAACCCTTCCTTCATGGCAAACCGCCACGGCCAACGGGTCATAAAGTCGATTACGGATTCATTTACCCATCGTTTCATTAACGTCTGCACTTCGGACTGCGTGTTGCGAACGTCCTCGCAGCACCGATAGTACAATTCATAAAAGTTTGTATTCATGGTCGCCTTTATTATGATGAAGCCGGGAGCGGGCTGTTACGCCCGCCCCCAACTTCAGTTGATGGTTACATTACGGGAGTACCCGGAACGCAAATCATCGCGGCCTGATAGAAAGCCGCTTCCGCTGAATCCTGGTTCGGGATAGCGTAAATCAGGGCGTCATTCGAGCCGAGAGTCGCACCCTTGCCATATCCAGCCGTTGCACCTGGAACGATACCAACGCCATCGGCCACCGCCGTTACATCGCCAACCGTCATTACCCAACCCCATCCGGCTATCTGGACCCATCCATAGTAGCCAGCGGAAACAGCGGATTGAGTGACGCCACCCACCAAACGCGGGTCCGGTGAAGTGGTTTTGGTCAGGATGAAAGCATACGGCAGATAGACGATGTATGCCCCGGAACTGGTAATCGCGGCGGTCGGATAGTCTTCCAGATAGAAGTAAATATCCGAAGTCGTGCGATTAATCCGGCCCGAATACCCACCGGACGCGCTGGTCTGACTCGCGTGCTGGTAGAGTATTTTCGGGAGAGTATCCGGTACATACCCGGAAGTGGTGAAAGGCGCACCGGGACCGGAAGCATCCGCGATGAGAGTCTTGTTCGTATTGGCGTCACCCGTAAGGGCGCTGCCTTCGGTAGCGAACAAGTCTGACCTCTGCCTTACGGCCAATCCCGCAGTCCACGCACTTGATTCGTGGTTCCTCACGTAGACATACGCACGCGGGCCAAACAACTTCTCAAGGTCGTAGTTTACGGCCTGCTGCCCCAAATTGACTTTAGGGGTAGCATCGTTCGCGCTGAGAATAACTGGCGCTGCACCCATTGTTCACTCCTTTCGTCTGGTTAGTGGACCATGACAGGAGTGCCGGGAACACATATCTGAGCGGCGACGTACTGCGCGGCCAGAGCCGAGTCCTGGTTAGGAATAGCGTACAGTAGTGCATCGTTGGTTCCGAGCGTGCAGCCTTTGCCATACCCGGCAGTCTCGCCAGGAATGACGCCGACACCATCCGCAACCCCGGTCCCGTTTCCACGCACCATGATGAAGCCCCAACCCGCAATCTGTACCCACCCGTAATAGCCAGCCGAGATGTTGGCCTGGGTTACTCCGCCAGTCAGCAACACTCCGTCCGCATCCTGGGTAATGAAGGCATACGGCAGATACAGAATGTACGCACCGCTATTGCTGATAGCCGCCGTCGGAGCATCCTCAAGCTGCACTACTCCGCTGGCGTCGATGCGCCAGACACGCCCGCTGTACCCGCCCGAAGCCGAAGTCTGGCTGGCGTGCTGATACAGAATTTTATGCAGCGTGTCGGGAACATAGCCCGCCGTATCGAGCGGGGATGCAAGGTTCGCATCCACGATCTTCATTACTACGGTATTGGCATCAGCCGTCAACGCCGTTCCTTCAGTCCCGAACACATCCTGCCTCTGTCTGACCGCAAGCCCCTTCGTCCATGCAGTAGAACCGTGGTTCCGTACATAGGTGTAGGCGCGAGGGCCAAACAGTTTTTCCAAATCGTAATTCACATGCTGTCCGCCAAGACCGAACTGAGGAGTCGCATCATTGGCGCTAAGAACAACCTGTCCTGCGCTCATTGATCTCTCCTATTAAGTGGCGGCTGTAGCACCGTAGACGATACCGTTGGCGCGAGCATTGGTGCAAATCATCTGCGCGGAAAGCACGATGTCCCAACGAGTTCCGAACTGTTCCTCAAGCTCCTTCGGCCCGTCGGTAATAAACTCCGCGCCCTTCTGGATCACGAACTCCCACGTCTTGGAGTTCAGGAGGTAGAAGGTCTCGCCGGAAGCGCCCTGACAGGTTCCGTCAGTCGTATTCAGATACGGGTCGGCAATGATGGTCATGCCCATGAACTTCAGATTGGCAAAGCCCATGTCGCCAAGCTCATCGCTCACGATCTGTTTCTTGTCGAACGTGCGCTGATCGTAGTACACAAGCCCCTGGATCGAGGTCAGGCACAGGTCGGGTGCGCCCTGACCCTTGGTGCTCTGTGTCACATACGCCACCTCAATCGCGTTACGCAGAGCTTCACCCACGCTGGACGAGTAGATCGTCCCGAGCGCGGAGCCGGTGCAGTACGGACGCCATTCGCTATACGTGGCACGGGACAGTCCACCATAACTGTCGGTCGTGTACGAATTGACGTTCATCACGGTCTTGAGTCCTTCAAGCTCCGCATTCGCACCCAGACCATTGCCGTACATAGCTACGTGCAGGCGCTTATTCTGAGTCGTGCGGGCCTGTTCCATCTTGGCATCCAGAAGGTCGATGATCTTCTCTTTGCCCTGATTGTGAAGCTGGTCGAGTTTGGAAATCACGATGGGCTGAATATCATTCGCCCAATCCCAAAACGCCGGTTCAACCGGGTTCTGGTCGGATGCCGAGACAATCTGCAAACCCTTGAAACTTCCGCCGTCGGAACTGAAACGGACACCGATGGTGCGCCGGATGCGTTCTCCGCCGTCCACCGTCTTTTTGCCTTTCTTCTTCAGCCAGTAGAAGAATGGAATATCCTGGCTGTAAGCGTCAAAAAGCTTGGGGGAAGTACTTTCAAGAGTCGTGGTTGCCAGGGCATTATAGGTTTTGGATACAGTTGTACTCACCTAATAAGCCTCCTAAAGTCCCAATTTTGCCGCAGCGTCAAGCGCGGCTCGATGTGCGTAGTCTTTGAAATCTCCGGTATACGGAATGGATTCAGTAGTGCCGGTAGCGGGTGAAGGCTGTTCAATCGCGGAGGCCCGTTCCATCTGATCGAGCTTCTGCTCCACAACCTTTGTGCCTTCGGCCACGGCGTTGCGCTCTAACTTGTCGAAGTACAAATCACGGTACGCCTTGTCGAATGCCCGCAGAGCTTCCTGTGGGGTTCGCGCCCGGTTGATTGCGGCCAGAAAGTCGGGGTCGCCTTCTATATGCGCCCTAAGAGCCTTCTGTCCGTCAGCATCCAGGTTACGTGCCTTGGTGATTTGTTCTGCGGCAACAGCTATCGCTTCTCGCTGTGTCCTTGACCGCTCGGCTGCCGTCTGCTGTGCGAACTCCTGAGTCCGTTGCGAAAGTTCCTTGTAAGCAGGAGTCGAGGAAATCATGCGGTTCGCGGCCTCGATCTGCTCCGGGGTGTATTCGCTCTGGACTTCTTTGTCGCCCTGCAATGCGGCTGCAAGTTTGTCGAAGCGTTCCTTAACGGTTTTGTACTCAGTGCTATCGGTTTCATAGCGGCTTTTGAGTTCGTCAAGGCTTCTTCGGGTTTCCTGCAATTCCTGCTGACTTCTCGTATAAGCGGCCTGAGTGTCCTTGAAGCGTTTCTCTACGCCGCTGTCTGCCGGGGTAGTAGACCCCTGAGCCTGAGTTGACTCCTGCCCGTCCGAGAGTCCGCCCTGAGAGTCCGCAACTTGCGGGTCAGCTTGGGTCGTGAGGGTTTCGTCTGCCATTTCCTTGCAACCTTTCAATGGTCGGCAACAAAAAACGGCTCCCGCCCCCCTATAGGGTAGGAGCCGTTCGGCTTGGATGATCGGTCCTTGCCGCTTTGTTGCCTATGTTTTAAAGAACGCCTAAGTCGTGATACTGCAAACGTGCCGGTCCTGTTTCTCCTGTGCCCTCCTGTTGTAATCAAAGTCCTTTGGGAATATCGGTTCCGGGTGCAGTCTCAGCCCCTTGTCACGGGCCACTTCCCCGGCGTGCTTCCAACTCCTGAACCGGATATTAGGGTCAATCTCCGGTATGTAGTTCTTCTCGAACACCTCTATGAAAACACTGGAAACCCCGAAAACGCGGGTCAGCTTTTCACCGCATTCGTCGCAACATTCGTCATCCGCCTGCTCGAACTTATGAACATACCGCTCACAAGCCTTCTGACACTTCGGGCATTCGTAATCGTAAATCACTGCATCCCTCCCATCGGCGCACCGGCAGCTTCAGCGGGCGTTACGTTGGTCGCCTGCGGCTTCTCTGCCATAGTGTTATAATCAACCGGCTTCATTCCATCGTTAGCCATTAACTGCTCATGTGCCTGAATCATCATCTGAAGTTGCTGTATCGTAGCGGGAGCGGCCTGTATGCGCTGTTGTAACTGCATCATCTGGTTTCTAAGGTCGTTCGCCATCGGAGCGCCGGAATCCATGTACATTATGGCCTGTTGCTGCATCTGAGCGAGTTCCTGCTGCATCTTCTGGACATCCAGTTGCGCCACCAAGCCTTGATGTATCCCTATGTGAATCTGGTGCGATTCTCCCGGCGCGGGCGGCGTCAGTTGCATACCCTGCAAGGCCATCATGTTTTCGGCCTTCGCCAGTCCCTCAGCGTCCGGGTCAACATCCGGCAACATAGCCCGCTCAACTTCTTCCTCAGAGACACCTATAACTTTCATCGAGTAGGTTTTCCAGATATACTTCTGGTCTACGAACTGTAAGTTTCCTGATATATTAGCCCACTTTTCGTACCGCTGCATGATAGCGGATGAATCTTCCTTGACAGTCGAACCAGCCACTACCCATATCGACATATCCGCGTCAAGCGATTTCTGGTCAATCTGCACCCACGGGTTCTGAAGGCCGAACATCTTCATTTCGTTCGGCGCAAGCTCCACCATCAGCGGGCTGGACATATTCTTTTGAATGACACGGAAAGCGGTGTGTCCTACCTTGCCAAGCCAGTCCTCAAGGATGTCGCGCTTCTCATCCAGCCGAATCTGCAAGCCGGTCTGCAAGTAATTCGCTTCGGTTGCCGTGCGGTCTTTGGTCGGACCGCCACGCTGGTACTCCGTAACCCCGGCCATCTGGTCAAAGAAACCAATCAGGCGGTTGATAATTGCGTAGGAGTCCTGCGGGACTTGCGGAACTGGAAGAAGTTCCAACCCAACCAAACCGCCAATAACTTTTCCATCTTCAGGCGTCAACAATGCCTTTGCGGCACGGGCTTCGACTTCAGCTCCACCCGGAAGCGTATACATCGCCTTCATGCGGGCGAGATAGCCAAGCGCGTTGTTCAGCACTTCGTTGATGGAGTCGGAGATAGGCGCGATGAACTCAGCATCCGGCATGGAATAGAACTGCCCCGGCGTATCCGAGAACTTCAGTTCCTTGAACGGGTACTTTTCCAGTCCAGCGGGCCAGTCGATTTCCTTGACTATTATGTTGTCGCTCTTGTCTGGAACTACATACACGACCTTGTGTTCATCCCAATCCCATATCTCGAATATCTCATAACAGTCGTTCGGCGCTTCCTCACCGTGGAACGGGAGTTTATAGGTCGGCTCTACATTGCGCTCTTTCAGCTTCGGGTAGTCGGCAAGGGCGGCTTCGCGCCGCTTCGGTATCCAGTGTATCACCCACGGACAGTTGGACAGCTTCGAGCCGTAGCCGTAAGGCAGCAGAACGTCCCACGCGGACACCCATTTACCCCACCACGTTTCCTTGTCCGGGGAATCATCCAGCGTCAACGCCTGTGCATCCTGTGCCTCAAGCGACTTTATTCCAGACGAGATGTCTTCCGATACATCACCAAGCCCGTCTTTAATCTTGGCAAGCGCGGCACGCTTGGCTTTAATCTTCGAGGTAGGGACATGGTATCCCTGCTTGTGGTAACTGATGTTGGTTATCAGGGCTTCCACAAGCGCAATCTTAAACTCGTCCTTCTGTTCGGTTTCCTGCATGTAGTACCGAAGGGACGTTTCGGCAAGCGCACAGGCGTACTTGGCGTTCAAGGGAACAGAACGGTCTGCTCCGGGCCGCACTTTGGCCCTGAAGTCCGGGTTCTTGAAATATAACGAAGGCCGTAGATTTTGTAAGTTGTTCCATATAAGGTTTAGGAAGAACGTATACGCATGTTCGCTGGACGGCGCAGTTGTGGGCTTGTTGGCAAGATAGCCAAACCACTTGGGCCAGTTCTCGCTGTTGGCTCTCAGGTGCGACTTGCCCTCCTGTATCCACTTGGTGTACTTATCTTCTCTTTTTTCGTCTTTTTTAGCCACGGAGATTACTTCTCCTTTAGTCTGATAATCTTGCCCTGTGGCGTGACAATGCTGTCCTTGGTCACGGTCGTATCATTCTTTTTCATGTTCTTGGATACTTCCCGCGCCGCGTCCTCAGTCTCGACATGCGTGGTGTCCAGTTCGGCGGTCAAGTCCTGCCAGTCGTAGTAAATCACGCTGTCCGCGCTTATATTCCCCTGCATGGCGGCTGAGTCCCCGCGCTCGATCAGCGCCGTTCCGGGCGCGACGCAGTAGTGTAAGGCCGCATAGCGGTGAACCACGTAATCCCGCAAGGTCTGTCCGGGCCGTAAGAGCCGGAGATATGCCCCGTTGCGGTAAACTACCGTATGCTTCTGCGCCCCGGCTACCATCGGAAGCGCAAGTATTAGCAACAGAATCAGCCGCTTCATTGCGCCCCCTTAATACGTGTAGGTAAGCAAAAGTCCGCCCTGCCACGTTGATCTTACGCTGGTGTAGCCTGCCATGACCGACGGCTTAATATCGAAAGAGTAATCCCCGTTGCCGGTCACGGTGGCGGAAAGGTCCGCACCGCCTGTCCATGTATCTCCGATAGAACCAAACCCGGCCTTTACCCTGTACATGCGGGACATCAGGTCGAACCTAAGAACAATCCCCGGCGCATAGCCGCCGCCCGCCTTGTTGATTTTAACGGTGTCCGCCTGCGTTAAAGCCGTGTCCACTTCGGTACTGTTACAAATATTTCGGACCAGTAGATAAGCCTTGTCGATAGTCGCGCCGTCCGGTATCGAGACAGTCAGCGAGTCGAAAACATTTGTTTCATAGGCTGAGTTGCCTATTGCGGAGGGGTTGTAGCCCCAGACAATCTCGCTATGCGGCTTCTGGCCATAGAATACACGTAAGCCCGTCTGCACGATAACCTGGTTGATGTTCCCGCTGTAACCACTGAAAGCCTGCACGTCCGTCAGTTGGAAGTTCACGGCGTGGGCCGTGTCGGCCAGGATCGAGGATATATTCTTGCCGCCGATTATCTCCGTGCTTTGCAGTATCGGCGTTGCCGTGGAAAAGCGGAAAAATCCTGTCGTATTCGTGACTCCCGTTCCGTTGACCTTGAGGCCCATAACATCATCAACACCCCACGCTCCGGCGGGGTGTTTGGCTCTTAAAGTTCCTTCATCAATATTATGGGACTCTGCTACAAGGCTGTTTGCCCGCAGAAAGCGGATAATTGGATACGCCTTGTAGATAGTGGCCCCGGTTGGTTTGCCCGGCCAAGCCACGCTCGGCAAGTCGATGTCAGTTGCGCTGGAATAGAGAATCGTCAGAGTGTCGCTCGGGGTCACGTTCCAGTAGTCCATATACCCGCCGCCGGAGGCGTCCACCGTGATACTGTCCAGCACGCTGCCCGTGTAGAACTTGTTAAAGCCGGTCTTAAATTTGCTCGTATCCGGCTTTTCGCCTACATTCAAGTTTATTGAGTCTATGGCTGTCTTGTGTTCCGCCAGCGAATCCTCAACCGTATCTTGCACATAAGTTCTAACCCTTGCGCTGTCAGCCTTAAACCTTGTCGTGTCTGTGAAATTCCCGAGCGTGTCCGCCGATAGCGTTCTTGCAAATTTGGCAGTGAGGGAATCATCTACAAGCTGTATGCTGTCTCTTGCTATCGTCTGCCCGGCATCCAGCGTGGTAATATCCGAGCGCAAAGCCGTCACGCTGTCCCGCGCCGTGGAATCAATCGAGTTGGTGATGGCTATGGTGTGCAGAGAATCCACATACCATTTGTTGGTGAGTTGCCACTTCAGGGTAGGGAAGACGCCAACCGCTTCCGGCGCTACAGTGAAAGTCTGTGTGGCAGAATAGGTTCCTTCTCCCGTTATCTGCACCATTCCACTTATAGTCACGCTGTCGCTGAATATCTTGACACCCGTGATTGTCTGCCTCGAAGTCTCGTCAACTATCCCGGCGGAGTCTTTGGTGACGGGAATAAACATCGTCCCGTTGGCCCACAGGATATTCCCGAGCGTAGCCGTATGGCCGGTTCCAAACTTTATCCCGCGCCGGATAGCCAGGGTGTCAATCACTATCAGCGCGGTGGAGTCGATGTTGTGCTTGTCGATAGCGCCGTTCAGCGCGTTCACGAGGTTGTCAAATTCGGCGTTGAACGCATCGGCCTCGATAACGTCCCCGGTCTGCCAAGTCGTAAGACGGGAAACGACTTCGGCCCAAAGCGCCGTCATGTAGAGGGCTGTGGCTACCAACAGGAGAGCAATCAGCCGTTTTAGTAGTTTCATGTTTACCCCTGTGGTTCCGTTTCTATTGAATCAACTTGCGTAGTATCTGGCGGCGGCGGTGGCTGTCTGAGCTTCGGCCCGCCGAACTTATCCGCGCTCACAAGGGTGGCGCAGATGAAAAGCAGTATCACGATGATAGGTACTATCCAGTTTCTCATCAGTACCTCGAAAATCTACGCCGGGCGTTTAGGTCGGTGGATTCGGCGTAAAGGCGAAGAATCTCTTTTTGTGACAGGGCGCGACGGTAAACACGAATGTCAGATAAATTGCCGATAGGTTTATAGCTTCCAGACTGATACAGCCCGCCCATGCGGATTACGTTTGTTCTGCGTAATCGCTTGGTCCCTGTAAATTCTATCCCGGCAGTAGAATCATTGTCTACATACAGAACCAGTTTCGCCGGAGATACACTTGTCTGCAAAACGGTAAATTGGCGCATTTCAGTATCATTAAAAATGCCAGCGACTTTTACGGTAATCGCCGTCCCGTCCGTTGATGCAGATGCAAAAGCCAGTGTATCCGCCCGTTGCTCTAATATTATCACATAGTTTGCGGCAACGGATGCACCAGACGTATCCAGCCGGGTGACATAAAAATCTTTCTGGTGCTGTGTCAGATTTTTTGCACCATATTGAACAGAATGTGTCTGCCAGTCCAGACTATCTATGAATGTCGAAAGTTTCAATATTACGCTATCCCCCGCGCTCCCGTCCAGCGCTATTCCCCACGTGCCCGTCTCGGGGTCGTAGGAAACTCCACTCGAATCCGTGCCGTTCGCGCCGTACTGGATCGCAACACCCTTGCCAGTGGTATTCTCGATGGTGTCCACGGCAGCCTTGCCATCATCTATCCCAACGCGCAAATCCACCAGCAGGCTATCCCGCGAGACAACCGCGTTCCGCCAGAAGCGCGAGTCCCCGCCAAACTGCCCGAAAGCCGGGACTGCCAGCAGGAGCAATGCTATGAGAAGAAGGCGCATCAGTCCCTCCACCTCGCCACTACCTTGTTCATCACGGCGCGGCCCGCCACCGTCTTGCCGATTATCCTGAACCTCAAACTGTCCGCTGGCGTGGTAGTCGGCCAGACATAGCGGGTCGCGCCGTGCGGTATCGCCAGAGAATCCAGCACACTTGTCGCCGTCAAACTGTAGTATTCCGCAGAACTGGCCCACTCGCCGTTTGTTTCCTTCACTTGATACGCCAGCCCGAAAGTCGGTATGGTATCTGAAGTCGCGCCGTAAGCCGTCAGGAACAGCGTCACAAATCCGAACCGGCCCGGTATAGCCGCCGTGTATACGGTGTCACTATTAACCACCCGGAATGAGTCGTTGTCCGCTATGGTCAGGGAGTCGAGAGATGGGAGAGAACTTGATACTGTCGTTCCGTTGCTCAGTGCTTGGATAGGAACAGACCGGGTGAACAGCCACTCCACAACATCGCCCACCTGCATACCCGTAGTCTTAAACGCTACCCGCCAAGTGTTCTGATAGGGAACAATCTGCGTCATGCTGCCGCCGTTGTTCACAATCTGAACGGTACGGTCGGGAATTTGAATGACGGTGGAGGTTGTGACGTTAAGGGTATCAAGATAGGATAGCCTTACATTGGGAGAAGCAATCAGCGAACCTTCCACGCGGGCTTCAAAAATACCGGTGGAAATAAAGCGAGTCAGCGTATATGTCCAGCGTTGGGCGGGTAGCGAATCTGGTTTTATCATCCTCTCTGGATACAGAGTCGTGGTACTGGATTTGTAGGCGGAATATCCATCGGGAACGTATGCCATCTGGACACCCGGCCCGGACGGGAAATCAAAGTCCACTACGGGGGGGACTGTGACCTGCGCCCACAGGCCAGTCGTGCAGAGCAGGAGAAATGCCAATAGTTTCTTCATTTTTTCAACGGCCTCCAATTAATGTTTGTGCGGTACTTCTCCGCTCTTGTGTTTGCCTGATAAGGGCTTCGGCGCTGAACCGAGGAATGCGCTCTGTCGGTATCTCCGGGGCAGGGAAGGAACTCAGTGCATACCTGTCGGCGTCCAACGCATCGCAATGTTCCTGTAGAGGCATGTTTCCCACCGTGTCCCACCGGTACAGTTGAAACTCATCCAAGGTCAGCTTGCACGACGGGTAGTAGTACACCCGTTTAAGCCTTACGTCTGGTATCACATAGTCTGCCGAAACAGTGCCTCCGCAGCGCGGGCATACCGGCTTGCGAATATCTATCCTGACTGTGTACAGGCACTCCGGGCACTTTGCCATTTTCTGATAGATTGGCGGATTGACCGGGATTCCGCGTAACCAGTCCTTCACCCTTGAGATTCCGGCCAGGATTGTACCCGACTGGTTCCCGCCTTTTATGTTTTCAAAGAACTCGTTCGCTCCGATTAACGGGATGCCCTGCTGCGGCATTTCCAGCATTACGTGCGCGTCAGCCCCATGTACTCCGCATACCGTGTAATCGTACCTCTCGCCAAAACACGCCATTTTGATTTCAGTTGCTATTTTGCTTATCGCTTCGTTATGCCATGTCATTTCGCGGAAACAGTAAACATCCCCTTCCGGGGCTACCGCGTAGCACTTACAGACAAACGTTGCAGGCGAAGGATCGAGGGCGCGGATAAGCCGCCAATTCTCGTTCTTTCGCCTGAGTTCGATTTCCTGAGCTTTCGCTTCTGACAGCTTATGTATTGCAGGGTCAAAACAATTAGAGTAAACAAGTCCAGTCGGTAGGGTAAATTCTCCGTAGAGTCGAGACAGGTATGTAGCGCGGTCGTGTTTGTACTTATTCTCAAGCCGCTCCACCTCGTCTTTCGGAAGGTAGTAGTTATGCTTTGTGGCAAACTTCCAGTATGCTATTTCCGGGTCGTTCGCTTCGTTCTTCACTATCAGGTAATACAGAATCGTGTAACCAAGCTGCGGCGTGCAGGAAATGAGCATCGTGCCCTTGCGGTCCAGCAGTCGCATCGTACATTCTTCAATCACCTGCTTATCGGATGGTTCCTCGTCGAACCAGATTACATCGAGCTTGCGTCCCTGAAGCTGAGAAAAGCCGCGTGTCCAACTCTTGAAGTGAATCTGCGTCCCGTTACGCATTTCAATCATGCGTTCCGAGTTGTTCCAGACGCTCTTTTCAATCTCGTCTGCCGGGAGCCATTCAAGCAGCGAAGCCCGTTGCACCGTCTTGGCAGTATCGAGGTCTTCGCTCAGTACCCATATCTGTAGCGGCGGCTTTCTGGTCTCTCGCCAGTAGTGTTCGCCCCGCGCCATCATTGCCACTTCAGCTGCGCAACTCTGTGTCTTGCCCGACCTGTTCCCCCCGAACACCACCTTCACCCGCTTCGTGCTGCGATGGAAGTCCCTCGCGTGCGGCAGCGCAAGGTAGGGATAGAGCTTTATCTTTGCGTTCTGGTAGACTTCATACAGATAGCAATAGGCTTCCTTGAACTTTTTGGGAAACTTCCTAATTTCTGTATGTGTTAGCATACACTTGGTTTACTTTGTCCAGCATTTCCTTGCCGGTCATACCAGGGTACGTCGCCATAGCGCGTTCTATAAACGGTTTCAGCCCAACGATAAACGCACGGTCGGGAGCCAACCTTCCGCGCATCACGAGTTCAACTGCCTGTTTCGCGGTAAACTTGGTCGTGTTCATCAGCCGCCTGAAGTAGTCATCCTCGATAACCTGCTTATGCGTGCCCCATCGTTTCTTGGCCGCACGCCTAACTCTGCCGCCCTTGATGGGCCGTCTTTCTATCTCGGAAACCGACTTGGCTCTTTTGACTGCAAGTTTTTCCATACACTCCCCTTGAAATAAAAAATAGCAGAAGGCTGGAATGCCCCTCTGCTATAACATATAGCACAATAATGTCAAAACGCTATCAGTTTTGTACTTAATGTGATTATTGTGGATTTATTCGTATTTTTCCATGCACTTCTCAATGTAGGCGTTCAGGCTTTTCACGTTAATCTCCCATTGCCCTCCCAATTTGAAAGCTATGATTTTGCCCGTTTCCGCCCACAAGATGATAGTCCGGGCTGTCCGGCCCACAATCGCCCCCGCTTCTTTCGGTGAGATACAGTTTTCCATTTACCCCTCCTTAATCACGGTAATCACAAAACGCACCCGAGATTGTGATAGTTTCCTTACCAATTATTCGCCGTTGGTAGCGATTTTATCCACTTTGTCGGCAGTTGTAACTATTTGGCGACGCTTTGTACGCTTTGTACACTTTTTACAATCTCGTCCGCCGCCGTCTCAAGGACGCCCGCAGGACCGTTGTTGTTCACTACTATATCCCAATCGTCCCGCCCGTCCAGTTCACACTCGCTCGGGTCGTCTATCGGGAACTGGCCGCGAGAGGCAAGCGTCTCGGGCGTACACTCAATGCGCACCATTAGGAAACCCTTGTCCTTTAGAGCCTGGAACTCATTGCCAAACCTCACATCGGTAATTATGCAACCCGGCTGCAAGTTTACACGCTTCACCCAATACAACGGGTCTTCGGCGCGGCGGGCTTGGCCGAGGTCGATAAGTTGCTGGCGTACAACACCCCATTCCTCTTTCTCTCTGTTGACATGCTCTATGATTATTTTGGCACTCGTACAGGTTTCGCCAACCACCTGCTTATACCATTCCACTTTCAGCGCGTCCGCGAACGCCTCTCTGCGCCATTCAGGGCCAAGTCGTTCCAGTAACATCTTACACAGTAAGTCCTTACCTGATTTTGCTTTTCCGCTAATACCGATTCCGGGGAATCTAAACCCATCGAAATCGACGGGATTAGCCATCGCCGCCCAAGTCTGCCAGTACCACTCTGCATACGCTTCTGTCGACTTCTCCAGATACGGTCTGCGCTCCTTGACCGACATCTTCATCAGTTCCCGCGCCGAGGGAAATGATACCCGTTGGGTATCAAATGATACCGGCTTGGTATCAACCTTTTTGTCGGCGTCGGCAACATGGTCTATCATATCGGCGGCTTCACCGGAATGATCTTTCGCCCACTTCAGAAACGCCCGCAAGGTAGGAAAGCACACTGTATCGTGAAGGTAGTCAAATATCGTAACCCTATCCCCGACCAGTATTATCTCCTTACCCAAACCCCGCGCCATACCCTTTTCTTCTATCGCCCCACCACGCTTGTTCGGGAAATCCTTGTCCTGGAAATGAACAAGGTACTCAGCATCCAGAATATCCTCAAGGTCGTGCCGTGCGTACTCCCTGCGCTTTTCTTCGGGCACGTCCTCAAGCTGTATTTGAGGGTCTTCCGTCTCGTCAATCCACCGGCTTGTGACCGTGTGACCGAGCGCCTCAAGTTCATCCCGCACGGCGCGAAGACGAAGTTTATTCTGATACTTGTCGGCTAAGTAGAAGGCACTCATTTATTCTCCTTTCCGCACGTCCCGTATGTTATGCCCCAATGCTTCATATCTTCCAAATCTACATAGACAGGAATAACAAGTTCCTGAATGCGTACCAAGCCTTTGCCAGTCTTGGGGTCTATACAGAGAAGTTCGCCCACGGGCTTAGTTTCTTCCGCCTTCATTCTGCCTCCCCGCGCATCTGGCACTCGCGCTTATAGAGAATCGAAAGTTGCTTGCCACGGCATAACCAGTAGCCCTTCTGCATTCCCCACTCAGCTATGTCTTCCCACGGCATACGGGCGTTCCTGCTGTCTCCCTTGCGGAACTCTTGGATAATCTTAAAAACACCGTCTTCCATCCGTTCTGTGCGCTTCTCCTCGCGTTCTGCCTTAATTTGCCTAATCTCTTCCAGTGCCTCTTGTAGCGCTCCTGCACCAATAACCATAGCCATTGCATCCCCCTTTTAGATTTCTGCCTGTGCAACTATCTCGGGACTGCGTTGCATCCCCACCACGAAACTCCGGGTATACAAATCAACATCGCCCTGCCGTATGATTATCCCGCCCACTTGTGGTTCGCTTTGACGACCGCCAGCCACCTTCCGGGTAAACGGTGTTGGCCCTTGGAATCCCGGCGTCACCACGCCGATAGTGTACCCATGTCTACTCGGAACTCGAATCTCGATATAGCGATGTCGGTGACTGCGTACTATCACGTCTGCGGCGGCATTGCCCCACCTTCCGGCCTCAACGTACATCTCGCCTATCTCGGCCATGACCGCACTGCTCTCGTAGTGGGTGCGGCCTGTAGTCCCAATAGTGTGCGCGAAATGCACCAGACAGCCCTTCGGCCCACCAAGTCTCAGCCACATAATGTCGGAAGAATATTGCTTCGAGTTATTCTGAACCGCCCCGAGCATCTTAGCTAAATCTTCTTCGTCTTCGCCACTCACCCCGGAATGAGCCTCAGTTCCTCGTATCCAGTACAGGGCTTTGCACTGCGGCTTTGCCAGTATCGGCGCAAGGATAGCTTCGGCAATCTTCTTCTGGTCGGCCATATTTTGCGTAACTTGAGTGACGGAATTGTGGTGTCTGCCATCCATCGCATCACCGTTTATCACCAGAACGTAGTCCTCACCACGGGAAGCCTCTGGAACCCACTCATTCCAGAACTTCTTCCACGCCCGCCACATCTCCATCTGAAACCTTGACGGCTTGTGGCACTTGCCACCATCCAGTATCACGTCCTGCCATGTATCACACGGGTATAGTCCCATGCGGCAACCGGCGTGTAAATCGCTTATGACAACCGCATTATTCAGAAATTTACTTGCTATTTCCTTCTTTGCTGCGACAATGCCCTTTTTAGGCATCCGCTTGCCTCCGCGACAGGTGAGTTCCGGGAAGCCGGATAAGTGGATTCAGTTTGTAATACAACCAACCGTCCAAGTTATTCCGGCGTCAGGGTCATTTCCGGTTCCATCTCTATACATCGGATACTGAGGATACTGAGGATACTGTGGCACAGATGGAATCAGGGGAATAGGCCATACCCATTTCCACGCCTTCTCAGCCGCCAGTTCGCTTTCCAATCTTTGAGCCTTGTTCTTCCAGTATTCCAGTTCTTCTTTTTCGGACATCTCGCGTCCGCACTCAGGGCAAGTCATTCTTCCTCCAATTCGCAAATAGTCCACTTGGTTTGGCCGGTGGTAGTCAAATAAGACTCGGTTGTTTTTTGCCAACCGCAAGCGCCACACCTTACCGTGGAAAGCATACGACACAATTCGCCGGTAGCAACATCGTCGTTCCAAGCATTTTTGACATTGAACACCGCATACTCGCCACACTTAGGGCACTTGGTTGCAGACTGGCAGTAGTTATTCATCTTTGAACCTTTCGGGAACTCCTAATAGTTGCGACATTTTGTCGTGATTTTTGTCGCAATAGGGGGTGCGCCGGGGGGTTTCGCTTCCGCCCTTTGGGGTGGGGGGAGCACCCCTTTATCCAGTTGGCCCCGGCGCGTACAAGTTTCTCCTTCGTTCGTTATTAATGAACAGTTAAGAAAAACATACATCTTTTTCTTAATTGTCAGGTTCCGGGCCGGATTGTCCAGCCGTGTGTGGTTACGCAGCACCGCCCGTCGGAGGCTATTGCAGGGCAATCCCGGTTGTCCAGCCCTGCGGCTGCTTGAGTTGCGCCCGGTCACGCATCCACCACTTAGCTCGTTCACCCCTCCGGGCCTCATCCCGGCAAGGTAGCACGATCCCGACTACACCGTATCACTGTTATTCAGCGTGCGCGTCACGCCGCCGGAACCTTTAATTTTTTATTGGACCCCCGCACACTTCCCTGTGTTTGGGGGAAAGCGGGGGCGGTGCTTGTCCGGCTGACCGTAACCAGCCGGGGACCGCCCCCTATCTTCCTATCGCATACACTATCGCGGCCACGAAAAACAGCACCACCAGTCCACCTAAAGCAAGTCCAGCACGGACTTTGCTAAACCAGCCAGACTCCTTTTTCACTCCATAATACTTCAGGAAGTCGTTGGGATCAAAGCGCATTGGCGGCTCGCGACGCGATATCATCTCCAATCCTCCGGCCCGCAATCTTCCTCGTAATCGCAGTCTTCACACCCCAAACAGAAACGTTGGTGGTATCCCCCGTCACTTGAGTAAGCACTCCGGTCTTTAAAGAATAACTGACCTCCACACTCTGGACAGATTCTTTCCTTTTCTTCTGTCATTCTGGGTTCTCCTTGAGAAACTGGCGTATGTCTTCCTGAATCCGGAGCGCCCGCTTGCGGTCGAGACACCACGTTTCCTGAGACACCCAACCACCCGCCAGATCGTCCCTCCACTGCGTATCCATGATGTACAGCGACAAATTACAATGCGTTTCCAGTCGCCTGTCGCCATCGCGTATAAGCATTTACGGCCCCACATTCTGCATGTGATCCCAAACACCAGAAGTCTCGTCGCGCAAATCCGCTTTAAATTTCTTTATATCCACATTCCAGACCGCTTCTTTTCCAGACTGCTCCGGCAGTAGATAGCCATCTACCTTGTCCGGCCTGACAAACTTTCCGAGAAAGTCACACTGGCCTTTGCGCTCAACGCGCCAGACACAACCTTCCGACTTATCGGCACAACAAAATCCATGATCGCCAAGCAATTCCAGGGCAGTGTCAATGCCACATGCCCCGCCGATATGAAGAATGTGCGTCTCGGTCAACTTGCCGGTTTTTAAAACCCACGATTCGAGCGGCATCCGCACTTGTCCCTGCATCACATCAAAGGGGGAAAATGGCGGGCAATCAAAACTGTATCGTGTCCCGTGCGCCTGAATCATCCACTCGCCACACACCCGGCAGCCATCTTTCAGCCAGTCGAAATATTCAGGATAGCGACGCACCCATGCTGCGAACAACTGGTGCTGCTCGTAGGGCGAAGATTCAGCCCGGTATCCGGAGCGGCCAAGGGCGATAAGTTTTCCATTTTGCCGCGCCACACAGACATTCGAGCCATCCAATTTTTCTGTTACGATAACCACGTCATGCCGGTCACGCACTTTCTCAGTAAGTATCCGCGCCTGCTGGTCGGAAAGCCCGTGATCTCCCGGCCCGCGCCTGCTGCCCGGAAGATGGGGGATACTGCCATAGGACTTGTAACCGAGTGGCTTTTCTGGAATAACTCTCATTCGTCCAACCCTAAGTAATTGTCAATATTGTCCCAAGAAGGAGTGTCGCTTGGTGCGTATCCGCACTCCGGACACACCCCGTCCCGCATTATCGCATGACAGTGAGGGCAGAAGTCGCAGGGACAAACTTCACTAATTCTATCGTTCATTTTAACCCTATTGGTATTTGTTCTTGGGAAGAATCACTATCGCATAGAATTTCACATACACCATTGTACCCCTTTTTAAAATGGACGGCCATACAAGGGAACCCAAAAGGGAATCCACACTTGTTTGCACCTAAAAAATACATTTTCACGATGCCGCCGTAATTATAGATCAATCTAATCGTTTTCATTGATTTAAATATTTTTGCGATAGGAACCAATAAAAGAATGTTTTCAGCAAGAGCCATGCAATGTATTAAAAATCTATCAAAATCAGAATATGGTGGATTTGTAACAATCCAGTCAACCGGCTTATTGTAGTCGTAAAAATTTCGCCCATAAACTATTTCGCACCATTCAACGCCTTCTGGCAACGCACGTAAGAAGGCTCCTTCGCCAGAACAAGGTTCTAATATTTTGCCGGACGGACAAAACATATCAACAATAAACTTTGCCACGCCATCCGGTGTAAACACTACATCATTGGGGTTTAAATGGGCATATCTATGTGGTATTTTTGGATTAAACTTATTCCCCATTTTTACCAACCTCAAACGGCGTGTCAGGCATTACAGTCTCGCTAATAAAGGTATTTTAACAACCCAAATCCTTATTAAAGCGAAAGGCGCTTTCCTTTAATAACACTCGGGTAGACCTGTTCCTTGCCCCTGAAAACAGCAACCCGCAAGCCCAACTTCTTGCCAATCATATCCAGAGTACACGCCACATCTATGAAATCCACATCCTCGATAAGCCCGCGCAAAACCTCGTCCACCGAAAGGTCGTCTATCTTCGCCAGTATCACGTCGTTCAGGCCCATTCCTCCTCCTTCAGCAGCCCGTTGTCCACCAGAACAGCGGCCAGAGTCGCCGCCATCCGCGCTATGGATTCTTCCTCAAGGTTCTCGCGGGTAGAGTGCTCAACCGCGTGCATGACCTCGTGAAGAAAAGTTTCCACCACGAACGAGGGCGGCATGTGCTTCCAGAGAGTGATAACGCCGTCCGCGTAGCTCACCTTCCCGTACAGGGCATCGCCCTCGCCGTCGAACAGTTTGTCCGCCCACTCCACTTTGTACCACGTCGAAAGCACTTTCACCTTCTCTGGTATCTTCACTTTCCCCTCACTATCGCGCAGATTGTGAATGAATCAGCGTTGCCACGGTACAGCAGCGGCCAGCCAAGCCACGTCACCAACTCCAACCACGGCCAACTCACCGCGCAACCAACTTTGTCATACCGGCCCCATAGGGAATTTACTTCCATGTTGAACACTTGCCCGGTTAGTCCGTGCTTTTTCAGGAACATCTCAAAGCTGTCCCGGTCGAAAAACCAGAAGTCGGGTACATCTTGGTAATCGCTGTTTTTGTACGTGGGCGCGTGGCGGTTCGGCACTTCCAGGTACAGCCAGCCGCCCGGAGCCAGCATACCCTTCAGCTTCTCGATAGCATCTTCCGGGTATGTCAGGTGCTCTAAAACATGGGAGAGGACGATAAGGTCGTACTTGAGTGGCGATTTAAAACCCTCAAAGGTCTCTTTGTACATCGGGAACAGCGGCTTCATCATCCGGTGTTCGTGGCACTCCATCGAGGGTTCCACGCCCTCACAGAAAGCGCCGTTTTCCGCAAGCAGCGCCAGAAGGTTTCCGTACCCACAGCCGATTTCCAGCACTTTTGCGCGGCGGCCCACCGGCATACACTGGTCTATCCACGCCATCCGGCTGTTGGCGAACAAGTCACCGATGCGTTTCTTGGCCCACCGCGCCAGCCAGTTGTAGCGGTAGTAGGTGTTCCCATAAAACCGCTGGATTTCCATTTGGTGCGGCCTTGCAGACGGCATAATCAAGCCGCATTGCGGGCACTGCTGGATAACCAGCCCCTCGAAAAAGCGGTTGTGCGCCACGAAAGTAAACTGGCCTGGGTATCCTATCGTAAGTCCGCAGGCGATGCAGGTGCTCATTTCACCTTCTCCGCGACAGCCTTGCCGTTACACACCCTGAGCCGAATCTGCTTCCCGCACTCGTGGTTGCTGCAAGACACCAGCGCCGTGAACCCGCTCGGAGTCAGCCTGAACGAGTCGTCCAGCATCACCATCCACTCGTTATCCCACCCGCAGTACGGACACTTGCCGTACCCGTTGTACTTCTTGTCCACCACCGGACTCCACGGCCACCAGAAATTCTTCCGGGCCTGATACGTCGCCATTCACACCCCCTTTGTGGTTATTTCGCTTTCGGCCCTGTCTTATTCCAGCCCTTCTTAAAGCCGGATGGGTTCTTGTCCACTACCACTTCCGCCGCACCCACACCCGTCTCCTGCAACACACCACTCTGATCCACCACGCCCTTGCCGATTACCCTGTCCAGCACCACCTTCGCGCCGTTCATGGCGTCTACCGCATCATCCAGCGTCTTCTTGATGTCGGCCAGAAACTCCTGCGCCGGGCCACGCTTCACCCACACCTGCCGCCCCTTGGAAAAACCCACCACCCCCTTTACCGGCACTACCTCCTGCCGCCCCACCTTTATCATCCAGTCGTCCGGCGTCTCCTGCTCCGAAAACCGCTCTCCCAACAACAAATCCTTGAAATCCCGCAAATCCGCGTTCTTCACTTGTAGCCCCTCGTTTCGTTGATGGATTGATAGATATGCTCAATTTCCTCACGCTCATTCCGCGCCTCATCGTTTAACTCCTCTATCAACTCACCCGCCGACTCCAATGCACCCCGCACCGTCGAACACTCAAAAAACTTATTCAAACCACCACCAAAACAAACAGTCGCCAACCAACTGCCCCTCTCACACCGCACATATACCGTAAAACTCTCAATCTCCTTCATAATACCTCACTTTGTTCCCTATGTGGGTGAATACTAATCCCGTAGTATCCCCTACAGGACAACAAAAATGCCGAGACCCACGAAACAGGACTTGTTAAAAACTCTCACTTGACTATTCCGATTTTGCGATTGTAACATTCAACCACATTCTCTACCGCCATCGCATGATCCCTGTAACACCGCAGTAAATCCAAGCCACCCTCAATGCCCCAAGCCGCGCCTTTATTAATCCCTCTACCTCCGACAATACCATCCTCAACTTCTCTGTGGTAATCTCTTCACGGTCCATTCATTACCTCCACGCTAAATTTTATCCCCACGGGTGAATGAGTATGAGGTATACACCTCTGGAAAACGACCGGGTAGGGCGGACCCTCACCCACCGGGTCTTGCCTTTGGTGGCCGTCCTCTTTTCTTAGGTATCGGAACCGCAACTTCCTTTGTTTCTTCTGCCAAATCACGTTTATCTATATAAGCGTCATTTGATAAATTGCCTAAAGCTTTATCTATTAAGGCTTTATACTCTTGTAGCTTTTCCGGGCCTTGCAATGCCAGTACCTCATGCCAGAATGGCAAGCTTTCCAAGCACTGCGGAGCGGTCTGTAAGCATAACATCTCAGCTATAATCGAGAGGATTTCCGTTTCCTCGATAGCCCAGCGGAATCTCTGATCTACGTCCAGGGCGCGCCACTGCTCAACCTGCGCCTTTCGCTCTCGATCAAGGTAAAGGTCTATAAGCCTTTCCAGCATCCTATTGTAATCGCCTGTGGTGGCTGACTTTACGACCAAATCAGCTATTTCCGATGTAGGCAATTTCCGTACGATTTGTCCGATTAATTCGTTTGTAGCGCTCGGATCGGGAGGTTCCGGCAAGTTATATGCTTTATAGGTTTCGATTAGTTTCGTTTGGTTCCATTCTCTTTCGTATCCTGATTTTTCCGTTGCTATATCAGGACTTCCAGAAATTGCGTAATAGCAACTCCATTTTAAAAATTTGTCTGACACAACGGGATTGAGTTGGCTGGTTTTATTGATAGAGTTGTTTACATGTGAACTATCTTGAATATCGGCTTGGATATTTTCCTGGGTAGCTTTTTCTGGCTTGAATTTCTTTTTATAGGCCATTGGGTCTATATATACCTTATAAGATATTAGTAAGTAAGAACATACAAAGAATATAAATACATAATACAAATACAAATACAAAGACTTAAAAGCTTATAAGTACTAAGAGCATTAAAGGCTTTTAAAGACTCTATACGAGAAGATATTATATATATATTCTTTACTGCCTTTATTAGCTTGTGGCTTCCGGCTTTTTTCGGGAATGCTGGCTGGATTATCTAAAATCCGGCCTTGTCCTATCCCTCTTTTATTTTTATTATTGATTGTAGGGTTTATATGGAACGCATTAGAAGCGTTCAGAGCGGCTTGACATTTCTGGTGGTATTTATTTCCGGTAATCATTCAGGCCGCGCCCTGGGGTGAGTTTCAGTAGGAAAATATTTCCTACTTGTATTATAATTCGGATTTTTAGATTGTCAATAGTTTCCGGGGTGGAATTGAAAAAATATTTTCTGTTTAGGCTTGCAAGACCCTTGACAGGACAGGATAAAACACTTATATTATGATTAGCTTTTAAACCATAACATTCTTAGGGGGCTACAATGTTTATAGTCTGCGAATATGCCAAGCCTTACCGCTTGAATAAAAAACAATTTGTCTCAGGACATATTGAGATACAAGCGGCTTTTCGTTCGCTCGATTTTTGGGAGGAGGGCGGCCTTCGGGCCGTAAACCACGACCCGGTCCCAAGTCCGGGCAAACTCTAACAAGGGGGATTAAAATGCCAAGACCGAAAACTGGCCGTATTCGCTTGACTCAAACCACTGTAAGGCCCGAAACAAAGCTCCGTCTCGAAGCGGAGCGGGAGCGCACAGGGGAAAGCATCGGCCATATAATTGATCGGCTGGTTAAAACACTCACAGGAGGAAGCAAATGAAACGCAATTATGCTTGTTACTGGCTCAGTCCGCGCGGATTTGCGAATGAAGGGACTTATCTTTACGGCACTATCGAGGATTGCCGCAAGGCCGTTGAACCGTATTACGATAACACTAATAGCGTTTATACGCTTCTCAGCCGTCACGAAACGATTGAAGCGGCTCAGGCCCGCGCAGAAAAAGAATCGCGGATCAGCCGTAAGCGCACCGCATGGGGAGAACAGGATTACACGGGGAGCGAAAGCGCTATTGATTATATGCGCCCTGTCGGTTTATCTTGACATTTTTATTTTTTTTATTATATTACGTGTAGGAGTCGCGGCCCTATGGACCTAATTGCACAATCCCGCAAGGCGCGGGCTGACCTGTTACGCCTCTACCGGCGACTAAGGCCGGACAAAGCGGCACGCACAATGCTGGAAAAACTAAGGGGGAAAGCGTGAAAAAATGTAAATGTGGCAGCGATAAGTTTTTCAGGATGGAAACGCAGAAGCATATTTACGAAGCTCTCGAAGAAGGCGATTCGGGAGATGAGATTGACAAATATGACTGCGATGTTGTCAATGTCTGGTTCGATTGCGCCGAATGCGGCGAGGAGTATGATTCCTGGGAGGATATTCCCGATTCCCCGGAGGCCGCGCAATGAAGCCGATTCCCGTTTACTGGTCTGAAACCCTGAAACGGTGGGTAACAATCCCGGAGGACTGAAAAATGAAGCTCGTAATCGAGATTGACATGAAGGGCGAGGCTTTTGACGGTGATCCGATTTGTGAGGCTACGCGGATTTTACACAAGGCACTTAAACAAGGTAACGGCGGAAGCCTTGCCATGAACCTGATTCTTGACCGCTCTGTTAATCTCCGCGACCTTAACGGCAACCCTTGCGGCTCTGTCCGCGTGGAGGAGTAGCATGAAAATGAAGCTCATAGGTAGGCAAACGGATTATTCAAAGGAAGTAAACCTAACGTCACCGCGCAGTGACCTGGAAGGCCGGGTGGAACTGTTTGCGCTTACCAGCACAGATACAATAACTGCCGAGGTGTCAAACTCAGACTATCGCGCAACGGTTTCGCTCAATGGAGACGGCCATTTGCAATTCGCAATCGGGGAAAAGGGAGAGTCAATTCCGTGCGTTTTTACCTGGAACGTGGAAAAACTTGCGGAATTAGCCGCAACGCAACGCCTGAAACTGAAAGTGAGGAAGTGATGGATAAAACAGTCGTGATTGTTCGGGCGTGGAAAAAACCGCTATCGGACGGCGAATACATTGCCCTGTTTCCAGAAATCCCGACAAATATGTACGGGACTTGCTGCGATTCGTTTATGTTTGTCGGGGGCTACTCAGGGGCCAGCTATCACGGTGTTATCGACCAAACGCGCCCGGTTGCGCGTGAGGTTGCGGAAGAAGTTTGCCGGAAAATGCAGGAACGGGACCGGGCAAACGGGTGCGAAGTTTGGGAGTATGACATTCGCAAGCGGGCGACTTACGCAATGCACGACAAACGGCGCAAAGAAGCCAGACAGGAGGCCGCTTGCGTTTCCTGAGTTTCCTCACTTTTCTTTTCGCCCTGGCGATAGTCGCCGTGGCCGTAGGTTCAATGTTCGAGTAGGAGGGCGGGCAATGATAGGTTCTTTTGAAATATCCCTGCATTTTGCAGACTCGGGCAACGTGCGGGCGACTATCAAGGGTAATGGCGATTTTTCCGGGTACGAAAACGATCTCCGAATTATCGGCGGAAAGTTGTATGATAGCACCGACGAAAACAATCCCATAGTTATCGACGGAAAACACCCGCTTAAGACAATGCTGTCTTACACCGACAACCTTTTCCGGCTTGCCAAAGCCGATATTCACCGGCTTTACGCTAACCCTTAACCGGCAGGAGGGCACTATGCAAACGAGAGGGCCGCCGAGAAAATGAAAAGGCAGGAGGGCCGGGAAACCGGCCCTTTGTTTTTGTGAACCACTTGCGGGATTTGTGAAGCGGCTAAGACTTGACTCTCAGGCGGTAGCAATTAAATTAACTCAACCTGCTCTACCTTCTCAGGTTGCCGGAATAAATCCTGTTGCTCACGGGCCTCGGCCACACGGCGACGGGCGATAGCAACCGAATCCGGGTCATCATCTATCCCGATATACCTGAAGCCTTCATCCCTTGCCGCAAGGCACGTCGTTCCACTTCCACACCATGAGTCCAAGACTATCCCCTTCGGCGGCGTAACCAGACGCACCAAATACCGCATCAGGGCCAGGGGCTTGACCGTCGGGTGATTATTTCCTTCTCCGCGCTCGGAACGACTGGCTTTAGCGCAGTAGAAGAAACGGGCGGCGGAGACGGAGTCGCCGCGTTTCGGGGTGGATATTCTTCCATACTCCCCGTAGCAGTTTGTTCCATTTCCGCCCGTTCTGCTTGGTTCTGAACCACGAACATCCCCTTGTTGACCTTTGCTTTGGGGGAACATCGCCACAACCTCGTCGCTCCCGTCGTGGATAAAGTTGGCCGGGAAACGGCCAAGCGCACTTGAACCTACACGCTCCCCGGCATAGCCACCTTGATAGACCTGCTTTGCCATCTTCTCGGATGACCATGTTCCATTCCCTCCAAGCCGATGATCGTCAACGGCAGGGTCAATCCCCACTCTGCACCCGTCTATATTTATCCCGCCCGTGCCGTACTCCTGCACATTTGCCGCTACCGTGCCGTCCAGAGGCTTACGCGCCAAGCAAATTGGCTCCCATGCCGGTTTCAGCGCAGTGCCCCAGCCGTTCCACTGACGGGCGGCAGGAGTAGCAGGGGAGGTAATTAAACCCATGTCGCCTGTAAATCCTTGGCTTTCTGCGTGTGCCGTATCGCCCATTGCCCTCTTTGCTGCCTCTGTAAACCCGTACTTATATCTGCCATCGTTGCGCTGACCCGTTATTTCTCTTTCCGCGCCCGCCGCCTTGTCTATCGCCTTGCTCACGTCCAGAGACTTCGGAAAGCCACTGCCGTACACCCACGCCAGTTGATCCCTGATTTCAAAGCCCGCGTCCTCGATGTTCACCACGCCCCGGTGATAAGTCCGTGTCCCGAAAAAGCTCAATAGGTGCGCTCCGGGTTTCAACACCCGGAAACATTCCTTCCACTGCTCCACGCTTGGCACGTCGTAATCCCATTTTTTACCCATGAAAGAAAGGCCATAGGGCGGGTCTGTAACCACGGCGTCCACGCACCCGTCCGGCATCTCCCGCATAAATTCGAGGCAGTCCGCACAGTGGATTTTATTTATTATATCTTCCATTTTGTACATATGCCCCTCTCAGGCGGTTGCGGAAAACTTCTTAATCTCAGGGTTGAAAGAAAGACTAATATCCGTACTCTTGTCTCTCGTCCGCAGGGTTATCGAACCTCACGCAAGTATCAACAAAAGTTAATCCCGCGTCACCGCACCTACCATTTCGGTTTTTCTCAACATAGATTGTCGCGGCCCCGGTGTATAAATCCTGTGCCTTTTCTCGAACCACAAACCAAACTTGGTGCGCGTCCTGCTCGATTGCCCCGGACTCTCTCAGGTCGGACAGGCGAGGGATGCCGTCGGCGTGGTCCTCGAATCCCCGGTTAAGTTGACTCAGCACCAGCACCGGAACGTCTATCTCTTTGGCAATGTGCGTTGTCATGTTAATCGCGGCGCTGACTTCCTGCTCTCTGGTGCGGCCCCTCTCGTGCGCCCGAACCTTCTGCAAATAATCCACGGCGATAAGTTTTATCCCTTGCCGCTTCTTTGCCCGGCGTGCTATCCGTAGCAAGTCAAGCGGCGTGAGTCCCGGCGTGTCGTCTATATGCAAGGGCAATTCCCAAAGAGATTGCATTGCCCCGTCTATCTTGCTCATTTGTTCGCTGGTGAGTGTGGCGTTGGTGATATGGTACAAGTCGATCCCGGTTATCATACTGACAAGCCGTTGCACAAGCTGGCGCTTGGACATTTCAAGGGAGAAAAACAGCACCGGGATTTTATCGGCAGACGAAGCAAGGTTATAGGCGATATTCAAAGCAAGTGCAGTCTTGCCTTGCCCTGGGCGTGCCGCCAGAACCACAACCTCTTGCTTGATTAACCCACTTGTCAGGCGATCCAACGAATAATACCCGGTGGACAGCCCGTAAATATGTCCGCCCTGGTCGCGGCGCGTGTGCAAGTCGCTGATAAACTCATCCAGCAAGTCCTTTACCTGAACCATGCCTTGCCCCGCCTCATTGTCGCGGATACCAAGCATAGTGCCTTCTGCCCACTGGAATAACTCAGTGGTATCCTCAACCGGCGATTTCATCCGTTCAATAATCGCGCCCGCAAGGTGATACAACTCCCGCACCCGGCTTTTCTCTTTGACAATCTCAGCGTGCTTTACCACGTTCGCGGCGGTGGCAACCGAACCAGCAACCTCGAAGATATACCTTGCCCCGCCTATCTCGCTCAGGCTGCCGCGCCGTTTAAGTTCCTCAGACAGCGTAACCGGGTCAACCTCAACGGCCTTCTCGTACAGGGATAGTATCGCCTCATAAATCGTGCGTAGTTTCCCGCTGTGAAAATGCTCAGGCTTCACCACTTCGTAAGCGTCGCCTATCGCCTCGCGGTCCATCAGCATAGCACCGATAACAGAGGCTTCAGCTTCAGGGTTTACTATGTTCTGGTCTTGGTTCGTCAAGCCGTCCCCCAGTTTTGCGGTAACTCGGCCAGTTGAAAACCAATATCTCGTTTGGTGACTCAATTATCCGATCATACACACGGATTCCCGCCGTAGCCTTTAATTGCGCCCCCGTCAAGTTCGTTGTCAGGATTGTCGGCAGTTTGTACTCATAGCGGTAATCCAATAAACGATAGAGATACATACGCTCGGTTTCGCTGCCAAACTGTACCCCAATTTCGTCCAGAATCAAAAGCCCGGAGCATTTCCGGTAATATTCAAGTATTTCTTCCTCAGATTCTTTCGCGTGCGGTTTCCATGTCTCTTTAATTTGAGACACCAGCTCGATCAACTTGACATACACAACCGGCAACAGATGCCGATAGATAACTTCATGTGCTATCGCTGCGGCGAGATGTCCCTTGCCAGTACCACAACTCCCCGCAAAACAAAGCCATGTCCCGCGTGCGCGGGTTTCTTCAAAGTTCTTTACATACTCCCTGCAACGCACAACGATTTGTCGTTGTTCCGAGTTGTCCGCTCGATAGTTCTCAAACGTCTGTTCCAACATTCTCGGTGGAAGGCCACTCGCTTGCTGAAGTATCTCAAAGAGGTGGTAAATCTGGTCAATTTCGCGCCGAATAGCGTCTTGCCGTTTAGACTCTTCGCGCTTTTGTTCTGACACTCTATAAGCGTTGGGCTGGCATATTGCACAAGGATATTTCCTGAAACACTCCCTCTTCCCCTCACATACACATTCTGGTGGCTCAGAATCCATAGTCTTTTCTTCCGGCTCCGGGAATGTATTCGCCTGATCCGGGACCAAGTGAACTGCCTTGTTGCTTGCGGTGTCCATTACTGCCTCCACTATTGTTCGAGGGTTTTAGATCGTCATTCCAGCGCTTGTCGTTCAGCCAAGTTGCCGGGTGCGGACAATAAGTAATATCAACCACATTTAAATCACCGGATTTGATTTGAGCCGGGACTGCCAGCATAATTTTCGGGTGTTCCGTGGGATTGATTTTCTTCCACGCTCTAAGTGCGGCTTCCCGCGCTTTTTTATTGGGCCAAATTTCCCAAAAAGATTTAAAACTTTCAGAATCAACCGCTCGCTTTTTGGACGATGGCTCACGAGGTGGTGATTTTTCTGGTTCCAAGCAAGAGTCTTGTTCTTTTGGAGAAGGAGATGGAGATGGAGATGGAGATGGAATAGGAGATGGAGAAGGAGAGGGGTACTTCCCTTTTCCGTTTTTCGTATTACGCTTTGATACGCGCCGTATACTTCCGTATTTCTTTTCCCACCTTGCAGTTATAGCTTTTTTTGCAGCCTTAGTTCTCTGTGGTGCGTTAGCGGCCCACGGATTATGTTCTTTCCAGTCGTGAACGCAATATGTCCCGTTTTTTTCATCAATCAATCCGGTTTCAACAAGGGTGTCAAAATATTTTCCCTTGTCGCCGGGCCATTCAGAAACCAATTCAATATCGGCTGGAGTCATGTCTGTTAATTTACCATCGGGCCGATATTGTGCGGTATACATCCAAAGAGTTGTTAGGTATAACCAAGCGGCGTCACCGAGCGCGGCCCGAAGCCTTCTTACTTTGAGGTGGTTGTGTGCGCCCATAACTATGCGAATGTCGCTGGTCATCTTTCTTCTCCAATCAAAGATTCCATGTCACTGCGCCAGCCACTCCACGTACTATTATCGAATACGATTCTCTTGAGTAAGTCCATGTCTTCACATGCTTCATATCCTCTTTTAAGGAGGTCAATGGCTTGATAATCAGAACAATAGTTGTATCTATTACGCATTATCCCGCGCAGATAAAACAAACTTTTTAGTTCGGGGTTATTGATTTCAAGGCGGGTGCATGACGCGATTCTTGGTATGTAGTCAAGGACTTTACTGGAAGAACCTTTTATCTCGCTGTTGTAATATTGAGGTATGGACCTGTCCATAGCATCAAGTAGTTCTTTGAGCGAATATTTCTTTAACCATTTGCGTATGGCTGTAATGCCAAACTCAGTGAGTGTACAGTTTGTAGCCGCTTCAAACCTATCTTGAATTACCTTGATAGATTCATCTTGCAACTTCAGCAAACCATCACGCCAACGCACCATTAGTTTTAGTTGTTCGCGTCGCTCGCTCAATTCGTCAAGTTGGGCCTTCTGTTTTTGTAAAAGCGTTTTATCGCTAAGTTCTTTGTTGCTTTTCCCTTGGTTACAATCTTTGCAGGACGTTATATAATTGAGAACGTCATCCGTTCCTCCTTTGCTTACCGGGTTAATATGGTCCACATGCAGAACAACGTCGGGCGCACTCCTGCCGCAATATTGGCATGTAAAAGAGTCCCGCTTGAATACTTCAAACCGCGTTTTCTTGCTAATCGGCTTTCTCTTGCTTGTCATTTTTAATCTCCTTTGGTTCTTTGCGCGGGCGATCAAAATAAATCGAGTGGCACTTGGGGCACACGCGGACTTCAACCTGTCGAGCAAACCAGGAATGCCCACAGCGGTTGCACTTCAGCGGCTCTACGTCTCGGACTATCATGGCTTATTTCTCCTTTGAGTTAATTTACTATGGAAAGTTACCATAGTCAAGTGATAGCTACAGAAATAATCTAAAAGTCGGCAATCTGGCGGCAAGATTTTCCTTTTGTGGGAAATTTTTTCCGTGTGAAGGAAATATATGCCGGGTTTTCGGAAAAGCAATAGGCTGGCTGAAAATTATTTTTCAAAAGGGCTTGCGAAACCCTTGACTTTTTTTGTTTTTATATTAGATTATAGGTACAGGCACACACCAACCGACAAACTTAAACGCACCATTTGTAGTTGACCGCTTCAGAGCTTTCCACTTTTGCAGGAGTCGCGTCCATGGGAAACGAAGACTTTGCCCCGCCGAATGATGCGTCTTATCATTTTATCCCCAACTGGAATAAAACAAACTCGGTGTTAGACACCCTGCCGGATGATCGCATGAGTCCGCTCGATGCCCTCATCGTGGAGGAGGAGTCGCTACCTTGGGACCCGTTCTGCACCTTTGGCCGTATCATGGGATTGGAGGCGTGATGGATTCAACGCCTGCCCGCCAAGCTATTTTAGTTTAAAATAACTATCATCGGGGGAATTACATCTATGTGCCAATTCTTATCTGCAATCGCTTTTGCCGATGGCGATGTTTACACCAATGACGCCACGGACAGCCATGAACGCCTGATAGCGGCGTTGGACCTGGATGATTCTGGCGACATCGAGAAAAACAAATGGTGTCGCTTGGAATACACCACGGAAGACAGTAAAGATTTGGTGGACATCACCAAGTACCGATTGATGATCGACCAAGAACAACCCGCGTGGATCACGGACGAACTAAAAGACAAATGGGAGCGCAAGTTACGCCAGCGGGTCAAGGGAATGATACTCACGACCGGAAAGAAGAAAATTCTGCTCGGCGGGAAGTGGATTTTAGGCGGGGATGTTAAAATTGATTGCGCCGTCAATACGAATATCCGCGTGATGCAGGAAAGCTCACAGGTCCGCGTGATGCGGGAAGGCTCACAGGTCGGCGTGATGTGGGGAAGCTCACAGGTCGGCGTGATGTGGGAAGGCTCACAGGTCCGCGTGATGCGGGAAAGCTCACAGGTCCGCGTGATGCGGGAAAGCTCACAGGTCGGCGAGATGCGGGAAAGCTCACAGGTCCGCGAGATGTGGGAAAGCTAACA